AACCATTAATGACAGATGACTATGAAAATTCACCAATTGGCGCATCTGATGCAGCCGTTTATGGAATATCAGCTGTTACTGCAATGGGTGATGATTTATTCAGTAAAGGTAAAGGTGCTAAAAAAGCAAATGGTGGAGAAAATCCTTGGAATGTAGACGAATCCTTGATTAACCATTTAAACAGCCTTTATGAACAAGTAAAACAACACAAAAAAGTAAACGAAAGTTTGGGATATGGTCATCCAGATGATCAAGTAACCGACCAACCAGCATATAAAAAACCACGCAGAAGTGGTGGTTCATCAGATAGTTGGGGGGCTGAAGATTACGAAAAAGAAAGACATTATGCTAGACAAGATGATGCGGCAGAACATAAACGTCAACAAGCTAAGAAAACAAAATGGGTTGATGAAAAAGGTACTGCACCAAACGGCGAAAAATTTAATGCAAAATATTTCGTTATGGCAGATACAATAGAAAAAGCCAGAGAAGACATATTGAGTACAAAAGATTTTCATCGTGGTGCGAAAAATTTTGTAGATTTTGAATATAAACCATCTGGTGAAAATGTTATTGGAATCGCATATGTGTTTGATAGACACGCATAATAATTTATTATTTTAAATAAAAAAACGGGCTTCGGCCCGTTTTTTATGTAAATAAGATTATGGCTAAATCATTAGACGGTTCGCTTACCAAAAAAGCACACATAAAACAACAATGGACTGAATCACACGTTGCAGATATGCTTGCATGTATGGATCCAGAATATGGATATCTATACTTTGCAAGGAAATTCTTTTATATACAACATTCAGTAAAAGGTAAATTATTATTTGACCCATTTAAATATCAAGAAGGGTTATTACATAGTTACCATACAAAAAGATTTAATATTAATATGCTACCACGACAAAGTGGAAAAGCATTAAGTCTAAATACACCCATTCCAACACCAAGTGGTTGGACAACTATGGGTGATATTCAAGTTGGTGATATTATATTAAGTAATATGGGAAACCCCACTACTGTTACGTTTGCTACTGAAATTATGTATAATCATACATGTTATGAAGTAGAATTCGATAATGGAGAATCTATTATTGCGGATGCAGAACACTTATGGAAAGTTAGTACAGCAAATTGGAGTAATAAATCAAAAATTCTTACTACTGATGAAATAAAAAAATATAAGGATACGCATTCATTAGAACAAGGATTATATATAGATATTACAGAACCTGTTCAATACGAGTATAAGTCATTGCCAATTCATCCATATATATTAGGATTGTGGCTTGGTGATGGATATTCTGGTGATGGTAGATACGTTCAATCAAATATAGATAATATAGAAATGATTCAATATATATCTGAATCTGGATATGCCGTATCTGAACCATCCGTAAATAGCAATAATAGTGAACGTAGAAACATTATAGGACTACGGACATTATTGAACGGAAACAATCTATTAAAAAATAAACATATACCAACTGATTATATGTTCTCATCAATTGATCAAAGGCTTGAATTACTTCGTGGATTGATGGATACTGATGGAAGCTGTACAAAAAATGGGAATTGTGAATTTTATCAAAAGAACTTTAAATTAATAGAACAAGTAAGGACAATATTATCATCACTTGGAATTAAGACAAGATGTTCTTGTAAAATTATAAATGGTGTGAATTATTATACATTAAAATTTTCCACAAAAAAATATATAGTGTTTAAGTTGAAAAGAAAAGCTGAAAGACAGTTATTGTGCAAAGGCCATGTAAAAAACACTAGATTATACATAAACAAAATCACTAAAACATCTTCAGTTCCAGTAAGATGCATCCAAGTTGATAATGATGAGCATATGTTTTTATGTGGTAAAACAATGATACCAACACATAATACAACTTGTGCATCAGCATATCTTTTATGGTATGCAATGTTCCACCCTGACCAAACTATATTAGTAGCAGCACATAAGTTTACAGGTGCCCAAGAAATTATGCAACGTATCCGATATGGATATGAATTATGTCCAGATTACTTACGAGCTGGGGTAGTAAGTTACAACAAAGGAAGTATTGAATTTGAAAATGGTTCACGTATAGTAAGTCAAACAACTACTGGCACAACTGGTCGTGGTATGTCTATTTCATTATTATACTGTGATGAGTTTGCATTCGTACAGCCAAATATAGCAAATGAGTTTTGGACATCTATATCACCTACACTCGCAACAGGTGGACGAGCTATTATTACATCAACACCAAACTCAGATGAAGACCAATTTGCATTAATATGGAAAGAAAGCAAAGATACATTTGACGAATTTGGAAACCAACGAACTGATGGACTAGGAAGAAATGGATTCTTTGGATATAAATCTGATTGGTGGGATCATCCAGACCGTGATGAAAATTGGAAAAAAGAAGAACTTGGTCGTATAGGAGAAGAACGATTCAGACGGGAATATAATTGCGAATTCTTGGTATATGATGAAACTTTGGTTAATAGTATTAAATTATCAGAAATGATAGGTAATGAACCAACCTTTAAGATGGGACAAGTTAGATGGTATAAAAAACCAACACCTGGTAATCTATATCTAGCAGCATTAGATCCAAGTTTAGGAACTGGTGGCGACTACAGTGGTATCCAAGTATTTGAACTTCCAAGTTTTACACAGGTTGCAGAATGGCAACATAATTTAACACCTATTCAAGGACAAATAAAAATATATAGGGATATACTTAGATATTTACAAGATGAATTAGGGCCAGATAATCCTAATTCTATTTACTGGTCAGTTGAAAATAATACAGTTGGTGATAGTGCATTAGTGGTTATTGAAAATCTCGGTGAAGAAACCTTTCCTGGATTATTCTTAAGTGAACCATTAAGAAAAGGTCATGTTAAAAAGTTTAGGAAAGGATTTAACACAACTTTTGGAAATAAAATTTCATCTTGTGCCAGATTAAAATATTTAATTGAAGAAGATAAAATGGTTATTAATAGTAGAGCATTGATTAGCGAACTTAAATCATTTATTGCATCTGGGGTAAGTTTCAAGGCAAAACAAGGACAACACGATGATTTGGTATCATCGGTATTATTGGTAGTAAGAATGAGCACTGTTCTTGCTGAATGGGATCCTAATGTATTTGAAACATTAAGTATAGATGGTATCAATGATGATTGGGAAGCACCACTTCCCGTGTTTGTTTCATCGTATTTCTGATAAATAAGATATGGAAAATAATTTAGATAAGATTGCTAAAGACCTTTATGGCAAAATACAAGTACGATTCCCTGAAATAAAGATTGGGGATGAGAATGCAGAAGTGTTATCAAAAAAAATTGATATACCAAAAGCTAGGTTCTTTGAATTCGAATATAAAGAAGGAGATGAATCACTGGGCGTTATTACTGTTACGCTAGACGAAGATGATGGTGTAATACTTCAAATAAGTCAAGATTTACATGAACATGACCTAACCGATGATGATGATTTCAATAAGTTTATCAGATCATTTAGACAATTTGCTAAAAATCGTTTATTAAAGTTCGATGTACAAAACATCGGTAAAAGCAATTTAGATAAAAGAGATTATAACTTTCAAGCAAAACCAAAGGAATTACCTATTATGGAAAATAGAATGTTTGGTACTAGTCGTATCAGCTATCAAAATTTGGGCGAAGCCCGTTTAGTCGTTAAACATACTCAACCAATTAACCCAGAAGCTGCTGCTGGAAGATCAATGCATATTGAAAGCATTTATATTGAAAATGCAGATGGTGAAAGATTTAAGTACCCATATAAACATCTACATGGTGCAAGAGCACTTGCTGAACATATTAATCATGGTGGAAATCCATATGATCATATTGGTAAACATATTACTGGATTAAGTGAAGAATTAAATCAATTAAGAAAATTTAAAGGTTATGTTAATCGTCAAGAACAAATATCAGAAGCAATGGGTTCAGTAACTAACCGTGTTTTAGAAAGAATAGAAGAAGTTAAAAAAGAAGTTAGTAACTTACAAAAATCTTCTTATTATGAACAATTTGCTGAATCATTTCAATCACAAGAAGATAAAATGATACCAGAAGATATTATGAATGATTGGGTTGATAGATTAACTATTCGCACTTTTAATGAAGATTTGAAAAAAGTATTTCCATATTTGTACAATATCATGGATGAAAGTGAATTGCCAGTTCGTGAACTAACAGCTGATGACTTATTAGATGAAGCATTTGGTAAAGAAGGACTTAAAAAAAGATTAGAAAAAAGTGGATTTGGTACTAAAGAACGTGAAGCTGAAATAAAAGCTAGTGGTGAAAAAATATCAAAATTTAATTCTGATGAAGATGCTGCCGCTGAAAAACGTATGGCAGATTGGAAGAAAAAATTTGGTAAGAAATCTCCTGAAGATCAACTTGAATCATTCTTAGAAGGTATTAGCAGCGATGCATTCTTAAATGATACACCAGAATCAAGCGAATTAAATACATTGTTAGGTGCAAAATTAACTGGTGGTGATATCGGTGTAAATTCACTTAAAGATGAAATTAAAGATCCAGAAGTTCTTAATGTTATTCGTGACATTAGTTTTGATGATAAAGACGCCGAAGATAAAGCTATCAGAGATATTATAAAACATTATTATATTGCTAATAAACCAGAAGAATTAGATCAAATTCCAAATTTATATATAGATGCACCAGCTGATGTTGGTGGTGAAGAACCTCCTGCTGAAGAACCAGCACCAGAAGAAATGCCTCCTGCACCTGCGCCAATGCCTCCTGCACCTGCGCCTGCACCAGCACCTGCGCTAGGTGGAATGCCTCCTGCACCTGCACCAGGTATGCCAATGGCAGAAAGTGCTGTTAAAAAAGCTAAAATAATTAAAATGAAAGAGAAGTTTAAAAATGCTCGTACAAAAGGTGCTACCATAAAAACTCCTTTCTCAGAAAGTATGACATTTGGTGATGCTATGCGTGAATGTGGAATCAATCCATCTGAATGTGGGTATGAAGAAGAAACAACAGTTGATACTAATGAATCAGGTATTGACCAACTATTGAAAATAATTTCTGGATTCTGGAACAAAGAAGAAAAGAACTTTACTATTGGCGGTGAAAGAGCCAAAATAAAAGTAGTAAAAGCATTTAAAGATGGTGAGTGCCCAAATGCACAAAAAGAAGAAGTTCACAATGTATTAAAATTAATTACAAAACTGGACCCTACACAGGAAGTTGAAGAACCACAAAATGATGAACAAGACCAAGTTTTACATTTAGCTGGTGTTAAAAGTATTATACCACAAATTGCAGCAGTCGTATCATCAAGTGATGGCAAAGAAGATAAATTATTAAACAATTTAAAGTTTATGCAAGAGAGTGAATTAACTCTTATTAAAAGAAATGCAGGATTATAAAATGAAAAAAATTACAGAACAAACTTTGCTAGAAATGTCTAGAAACTTGAAATCTAGATTGTATGAAGAGAACATTATGCAAACCCAAGCACAGCAAGATACTGGTGTTGGAACGGGTATTCACAATTTTGTCAGACGTGGTGCAGACTGGCTTGGTAATACAGCTAATGCAATGGTGGGTTCTCCAGTAACACCTAATGCTCCACTGATAGACCCTAATGATCAGAGTTTGTATATTGAACAAAATGGTAAACAAGTGCCACTAACTGGCGAAAATAATGGACACATTTATATAAGTGGCGATCCAAACAATAAAGATCTACCATTTTATGGTCCAATTATTGATCTTACTACTGGTAATGAAGGAGCCCCGGATTTTTTTTGGAAGGGCGAAGGCACTTATAAAAACCACCCACAAGTTCCAGTTGGTAATGCATACAAAAAAGCTAATAACTTATTTGGTACAGCGGAATCCAATCCTAATGTTGCAGCTGCAATTAAAGCTGCAACAGGTGGGATTACCGCACCTCCAAAATCTACAACCACATCTGATGAAACTACGAAAACCAATGCTGCGCAGAAAAAAATACCAGTGGAAGGAATGAAGGCTACTGCAAAAGATGGCAGTCCTATAATTTTTAAAAATAACAAATGGGTATATTTATAATGAGAGATTTTAGATATTTATTTAACGAAGATTCAACATGGATTGGGTCACATGATGCTGGAGCAGACGTATCACTTGATAACTTGCCAGATGATTTTATTCAACCTGAGACTCAGGTTGTTAATAACCAACAAAAAAAACCAGGTAATAAAATTGGAGGATCAGTGATAGTTCCACCAAAACCAGGACTTAAACCCAATCCTACTACTAAGCCTAATATACCGGTTGATCCAAAAGTTAAAGCATTGCAACAACAAATTCTTGCTAAAGACCCAAATGCATTACCAAAATATGGAGCTGATGGCCGTATGGGACCAGAAACACGTGGTGCTATGCAACGGTTAGGTATGACTGGTGCAAGTGGTCAAGCACCTGTTGCTGGTTCACAATTGCCAAATGGTAGCCTATCATCAGGTGATGCTGCATTGGATGCTAGAATGGCTGATAATGCTGCGTATTTTAAAATGACACCAGAACAAAGAAAGGCGGCAGATGCCGAAGCTGCAAAAAAATTAAATCAAGCAGATCCTTCGATGACACAACAAATAACAAACTACTTAGGTAAAGGACCTTCTAACATGAATCAACAAAATGAATCAAAAAAATTTACAAACACAGTAGATGAATTAAAATATTATTCACAAATACTAGCAGAAACTCAGTTGGATGAATTTAAAACATATGATAGTATGCGTAATCCACCAACATATGCTGATGCAGTAAAAGCCAGAGAATTAGGCAGAATAAATCCTGAATATGGATTAAACGCTAAATTTGCTAGTTCACAAAAGAAACCACCACATTTAGATTTAACAAATCCAGTTCCTAATACACCAATTCCTGGTGGACCTACTGATGATGCAAATAAGCCAGTTGAATTTCCGCAATCAGCTGCAAAAACATTTAACCCAGCACAAACTTCGGTTGCTGATGATGAACAAGCTCAAATAGATCAAGCAACAGCTGAACTTAATATGCCACCGGTTGAAGATGATATGACAAGTGCAGCACCAGCTACGAATTTTCCATCAAACAATCCAGCTAGTAAATCTGCACCATCGGCAGCGGCACCAACGCCAAAACCTACACCAAATCCAAAAGTTAAAGAAGCTCAACAGGCACTTATTCAATTTGGATACTTGCCAAAAGGTTCTGATACTGGTATAATGACTAAAGCAACCAGAGATGCACAAAAAGAATTACAGGCTGCTTATAATTCTTCTCCACAACCAGTTAATCCAATGCAAGAGCATATTTCATTTGGTGAGATTGATTCTTTAGCAAGAATCGTTCAATTATCTAGAAGATAAATAATAGTTGACAACTTGACCAATTAAAAGTATAATACGTATTCTTAGTTGGTTAAGCAACAAACGAATTTATCAAAATCAGAATAAAATTATTCTTGACAAGATAAATAAAACAGAGTATAATACGTACTCTAAACACAGTTAAGCAGGAAGCTTAACACTTAGGCAACTTAGTCGATAAGACAAAACATAACATTAAAGGGAATTAAATTATGGCAACACTTCAAATAAGTCAACTGTGGTATATGATATTACGATGACTATCTTTCTTTATGTGAAAACACATAATATAACTGGACTTAAATATCTTGGTCAAACATCAAGATCTGATGTTGAGATATATCCTGGTTCTGGAAAATACTGGAAACGACATATCAAAAAACATGGGAATAATGTATGTAGATACATTATAACTCAATGTGAATCTCTCGAAGAGATCCGTAAATGGGGATAATTATATTCCAATATGTGGAATGTTACAGAAAGTTCTGAATGGGCCAATCTCAAAGAGGAAGCTGGGCAAGGTGGCAAGCAAAACTCTGAAGTTAAATTAAAAATGAGTCAAATTAAAAAAGAGCAATTTTCTTCTGGAAAAATTCAACCTTGGAATAAAAATAAAACTGGTATGTTATCAGATGAAGTTTGTAAAAAAATATCAGAACGACAAACTGGGAGAAAGCTTCCAGCAGAAACAATACAAAAAATGAAAAATGCTGATAGGTCAACATATACCAGAACTGCCCCCGTATCAACTGAAACAAGACAGAAATTATCTGAAATACTACGTAATAAACCAAGTAGGTCATTAGGATATAAATGGACAAATGAACAAAAAGAACATTTATCCAAAATAAAAAGTGGTCAAAAATGCCCAACAAAAGGTATGAAAAGAGTCTATCGAGAGAATGGGACTTTTTATTTTAAAAAACCTGATGAATAATTTATATCTATCGTAAAATGTGGATATAAATTACTTATTAAAGTAAAACACATACAGTATGTGTATAATCTAACTGCATAGGGAAAATACAATAAATTAAATTATAGGGAAATAATAATATGGCTACTCTTGCTGAAATCAGACAAAAATTAAAACAATCTGAACGTGGTTCAGATAACTCACAACGTACTGTTGGTGATAACTCAGTTTATCCCTTCTGGAACATTCAAGAAGGTAAAGAATCAGTCTTACGATTCTTACCAGATAAAGATAATTCAAATACATTCTTCTGGGTAGAAAGAGCAATGATTAAACTACCATTTGCTGGTATTAAAGGCGAAGCAGAAAGCAAACAAGTAACAGTTCAAGTTCCTTGTGTTGAAATGTATAATGATGGTTCAGTATGTCCAATTCTTTCAGAAGTTCGTGCTTGGTTCAAAGATCCAGGTTTAGAAGATATGGGTCGTAAATATTGGAAGAAAAAATCTTATATCTTCCAAGGACTAGTAACTGAAGACGGTTTAAATGAAACTGATAGTCCAGCAAATCCTATTCGTAGATTTATTATTGGTCCACAAATCTTTACATTAATTCGTTCAGCATTAGTTGATCCTGAATTAGAAGATTTACCAACTGATTATATCAATGGTTTAGATTTCCGTTTGAAAAAAGGTAGTAAAGGTGGTTATGCTGATTACTCTACTTCAAATTGGAGTCGTCGTACTCGTCCATTAACTGCAGTAGAACAAGCCGCAGTAGACCAATATGGATTACATAACTTGGCTGATTTCTTACCAAAAAAACCATCTGACATTGAATTAAAAGTAATTAAAGAAATGTTTGAAGCATCAGTTGATGGTGAAGCATATGATTCAGAAAGATGGGGTCAATATTACAAACCAGCTGGGATGAATCAAAATACTGGTGACCCAGTTAAATCATCTACTCCATCTGTCTCAGTTAGTGAAGATGTGCCAGTTCAATCAGTAGTTGTTGAAACACCTGTAGTAACTGAAACAGTTACAACTTCAGAACCAGCATCTGATAACCGTGCCGCTGATATATTAGCAATGATTCGCAGCCGCAATCAAGCTTAAAATATCATTAAAAAGTAGGGAGATGGTTCTCCCTACTTCTTTTCACGGAGGATTGTCATGGCGACAAAAACATTTGATTTAACAAAATTTAGAAAAACCCTAACCAAAAGTATTGAAGGATTAGGTGTAGGATTTAATGATCCTACTGATTGGGTAAGTACCGGTAATTATGCATTAAACTATCTTATTAGTTCAAACTTCCATAAAGGAATTCCACTTGGAAAAGTAACAGTGTTTGCTGGAGAATCTGGTGCTGGTAAAAGTTATATTTGTGCTGGAAATATTGTAAAAAATGCACAAGACCAAGGTATATATGTTGTTTTAATTGATTCTGAAAATGCATTAGATGAAAAATGGCTACATGATTTAGGGGTTAATACCAGCGAAGATAAACTTCTTAAACTCAATATGGCTATGATTGATGACGTAGCAAAAACAATTAGTGAGTTTATAAAAGAATACAAAACAATGGATGAGCCACCTAAGGTTTTATTCGTAGTCGATTCGTTGGGTATGTTATTAACACCAACTGATGTTGACCAATTTGAAGCTGGTAATTTAAAAGGTGATATGGGTAGAAAACCTAAAGCACTAACTGCTTTAGTAAGAAATTGTGTAAATATGTTTGGTTCACATAATGTTGGATTAGTAGCAACTAATCATACATATGCGAGTCAAGATATGTTTGATCCAGATGATAAAATATCTGGTGGACAAGGATTTATATATGCTAGTTCTATTGTTGTAGCTATGCGTAAATTAAAACTTAAAGTAGATGAAGATGGAAACAAAACTACTACTGTAAATGGAATTAGAGCAGCGTGTAAAATTATGAAAACTCGTTATGCTAAACCATTTGAAACATTAGAAGTTCATATTCCATATACTACTGGTATGAGTCCTTATAGCGGACTAGTTGATTTGATGGAAAAACAAAAGTTATTAATGAAAGATGGTAATAGTCTACGTTATGATTTTATTGATGGAACTTCTATTAAGCAATTTAGAAAAGCTTGGGAAAAAAATGAAAATGAATGTTTAGATAAAATAATGGTAGATTTCGTCGCTAGACCATCATATGTACCAATAGCTGATTCTGATTCTGAGGATTATGTGGTAGATTATGATACTGGTGAAATTATACCTGAAGAAATAGTAAATGATGGAGAATAAAAGATGTTGAATGAAGCACAAATTGGTGAATTATGGACAATGTTTGCTGATTACATCGACAAAAAACAAGTCGATGTTGTAGCAGAACGATATGTTGAACTATTAGCAGATTACGGTGTTCGTGATCGAGTTTTACAAAATGCAACAGGTGTAGATGTAACCTTAGACCATGCTATCGCATATTACTTAGATGCCGACAGCACTGAAGAAGATGATGATGATTACGGTGCATTGGATTTTTAATGGGATGGTATTCTGAAGTCGTCAGAGATATATCAAAACTGTCAGATTGCATTGGTTATTACGAATTAGAATTAACCAATGCAGCTAAAGAATGCAAAATTATTGGTAATTTAGAAAAAGCCGCTGCTTCTATGCCTGGTATTGTTGAACATAGATATGGTCAACTTCAGGAAATAGAAGCAATACTAGAATTTCTCAACATTGAACATTATAGAATGAAATCTAGGTATTTTAGAAAATACTTAGAAGGATATAATAGAGTTCTAACACAGAAAGAATGTGATAAATTCGTAGATGGTGAATCTGAAGTAGTAGATTTTGCAATCATAATTAATGAATTTGCATTAATAAGAAATAAGTGGTTAGGTATAACCAAGGCACTTGATCAAAAACAATGGCAAATTACCAACATTGTAAAACTACGATGTGCTGGTCTAGAAGACGCAACCATTTAATTAATAGTAGATACAATTATTGTATCTACTACCTTGACTTTTAACATCAAATACTGTATAATATATTAATGAATATAGATAATTATTTAAAACTAATAGTAAACCACCCAGAATTTTCAACAATATTATCAGAGAAAGATGTAAAAGGATTTAATGGATTAACATCAACTATTAAAAATCATTATTTTCTAACTGATGGGCAAGCATTATTTTATATCAACTTATTGACTAAGAATAAAGATGCACTGGTTCCTATTCTTCCTATAGAATTCTCAGCAGATCTAGAATTTCCAATTTGGTCTAAGCCATTTAGACAAATAGAAATAATAAGAAAAATGTATATTTTAAATCATTTTATTTTTATAGAATCTAACTATTCTAATGAAATTAAAAATATAATGGCTAAATTTAATAATACCAACTATGGTATTTTATGTATTTCATCAGGTAAAACTTATAGAGTAATAATTTCTGAAAAGGCTATTGTTGAATTGGTTAGTAAATTAAAACCATTAAATTTTGATATCAGTGATGAATTGCTAAACTATTATAATATTATAACATCATGGAATGCCACTGATACTTTAAACAAATTTAATATTGCAAATATTACTTCTGAAGAAACGAAGCAACTTATTATGTCTGATATTGGTATGGACACCCCAATTGATTCATTAATTGTAAATGATAGAAGAATTAGATATCAATTTAATAATGATGGCGGATATAATACTGGGTTGCCTAATGAACAAGTATCATTATCAGAACTTATCGCAAATAGATCTACACCAAAAATATGGATTGATAATACAGCATATTCATTATCTGATATAATAAAAACATTGATAGATTTAAAAAGACTTCCAATATTGTTTATATTTGATAATAATACTGAACAAAACACAATTGACCAGTTACATAGACTATCTTCTGCATTAGAAGATAATAACATTACTGATAATATTGGAATATATTTTAGATTAAAAAATACTGATCATGGTAAACCATTTAATCAATTTATTGCTGATAAGAAATATAACAAACTATTAGATGAAACAACTAAAATTGCAGGTATAGAATTTGCTAATTTGCCAAAGTTTTTTTTAAAAACAAATTGGGAACCAATGACAGTATTATCATTTAATAATGGATTTCGCAGTAACAAATCATCAGTATATGCTAGTCGATGTGATTTAAATATTACTTACTCAGCACATAAACCATTTATAGAACCAAAACCGTTTTAAATAATTACAACAACACAAGGAATGTGTATGGCAGTAAAACTAACAATATGCGATGAAGTAAATATTAAATTTTCTGGATTATCGCTTGATGCAAGAAAAAAATTAGCAGCAACTTTTAAATATGAAATACCATATGCAAAGTACCAACCAGCATATCGATTAGGTCGTTGGGATGGTACAGTAAGTTTATTTGGTATAGGTGGCTCTGGATATTTAAGTCAGCTTGAATCTATTTTAGATATCTTATCTAAGATGGGTATTCAGTTAGATGAAGTAGATGACCAACGCAACCCAATTAATTTAACATTTGATGATGTCACCGAAACATATTGGGCAGATCAAGGTAAGGTATGGCCACCTGGGCATCCAACTGAAGGCGCCCCAATTATGTTGCGTGATTACCAGGTAGCTGCCATTAATAAGTTTTTAAAAAATCCGCAAAGTTTACAAGAAATTGCAACAGGCGCTGGTAAATGTCAACCATTGAATAGTCTAGTATTAACGTCTACAGGCTGGAAAACTATGGGTGATATTAAAATAGGAGATTTGGTGGTTACCCCAACTGGTAAATTATCTAAGGTAATAAGTGTATTTGAACCTGGTGTTAAAGATATATACCAATTAACATTTTCTGATGGAAGAACTGCTAAATCATGTAAAGATCATTTATGGAGAGTTCATAATATTGATTGGAAAACTAATTCTGGACATTGGAGAAATATATCTACTGAAGAATTGATTAAATTAAAATCAAATACAAAACGTTCTATTGGCATACCATTAGTTTCTATGAAAAATAATGATACAGACGTTGACTTACCTATGGATCCATGGTTATTAGGATTTTTACTAGGTGATGGAAGTTTTAGAAATGGTCGTATTAATTTTAGTACATCAGATTCTGAACTTGTTAACAAGGTTGAATCAAAATTAAATAATAGATATAAAGTAAAGCATTTAGGAAAATATGATTACACCATCCAATTTGCAGATTTAAATGACATGAGAGCCAGTCATTCAGAATTGATGAAAATAAAAAGTAGAAATAAGAATGGTCATATAATAAATAATAACCATACTTCATTAAATGAATATAGACAAATTATTAATGAGTTAGGATTAGGTGAAACATACAGTCACAATAAATTTGTCCCAAAAATGTATTTTAATTCCAGCTTTAATCAGAGAATAGAATTAATTAAAGGATTAGTTGATAGTGACGGAACTGTTGACACCTCTAGTGTAAGTTTTACTTCAGTAAGTAAACAATTAGCGTTAGATTTTCAACAATTAATATGGAGTGTTGGTGGGATAGCAAAAATCGCCACTAAAGAAAAGAATACATATAAGTATAATAACGATATAAAATTTGGTAAAACGTCATATCGTGTATCAACAAAATATACTACTCCTTGGGAATTGATATCATTACAACGAAAAATTGATAAAACAAATTTGTTTTATCAGTATGGACCAACATTAAAGTTAAACATAGAGCATATTGAAAAAATTGGTTCAGAGGATGTCAAATGTATTCTTATAGATGACCCAGACCATTTATATATTACTGACAATTACATTGTTACTCATAATACCATTACTACTGCTACGTTATCCCAAATATGTGAAAAATTTGGTAGGACAATAATCATTGTTCCAAATAAATCATTGGTTGAACAAACTGAAGAAGATTTTATTAACTGTGGATTAGATGTTGGTGTGTACTATGGTGATAGAAAAGATTTATATAAAACACATACTATTTGTACATGGCAAAGTCTTAATATTTTAGATAAGAAAAGTAAAAATCACGAACACGATATTATATCATTGGCTGAGTTCTTAGATAATGTAAAAGCAGTTATAGTTGATGAATGTTTTGATGGTAATGCCAAGGTATTATCTGCAGATGGGTCATATGTCCCGATAAAAGATATAAAATCTGGAGATAAAATCATTAATTATTCAGAAGAAACAAAAGCGTTTAAAGTTGATACAGTTATTAACCAACATAAAAATCTTAACAAATCTAATAATGAAAAAATGTATGAGTTAGAATTTGACAATGGTAGTATTATTAAAGTAACCGGAAATCACAAATTCTTAACGACTATTGGTTGGGTGCGTGCAGATGAGCTTACAGATATGCATTATATTATTAATAAAACATAATGCATATACCTAAAGCAGAGGTATTTATGAAAAAAACATCGCAACAAATGCTAGAAAAAATTAATTACAAATTGCAAGAATATGAACAAAAAACGAGAGTTGTTGAATGGTGGTCTACATATATTGTGTTAGAAAACGGTTGCAGACTTGAACACAATGAACGACGTAAATTCACTAGACGAATACTTAATAAGAAAACTAATCTGTGGGTTAAAAATATAGACAGTATATTATCGGGTGATATAACTGAACATGAAATAAAATCTAAATTGACTTCTAATGGTGGATTTGCTGTTCAAAAACAACATGGGGATAAAATAAAACAAAATTTAAATAAGGAAATTATATGCGATTGATAAAAAGAACAGAGATTGATAAACCTGATATAGTATACAACCTACACGTAGAACATGATCATAATTACATAGTTGAAGGTTCAGTTGTAGCCAATTGTCACATGGCAAAAGCAGACGTTTTAAAAAATATATTAACACAAAATTTATGTAATGCTCCAATACGATGGGGACTAACTGGAACAATTCCTAAAGAAAAATATGAGTATGAAAGTATATTTGCAAGTATTGGACCAGTCGTTGGTGGTATTAAGGCGCATGAATTACAAGAACTTGGTGTTTTATCACAATGTCATGTAAACATTACTCAGTTAATAGATATCCCAGAATTCAGAGCATATGCAGATGAAGTAAAATATCTAGTAACCAATGATGAAAGAATGAAATATATCAGTGATATGATAAAACAAATATCTGAAACTGGTAATACCTTAGTATTGGTTAACAGAATAGATTCAGGAAAATTTATTATTAATGAAATTGAAGATTCCGTTTTTATACATGGATCAGTTAAAACATCAACAAGGAAAAGTGAATATGATGAAATTAAAACAAGTGACAACAAACTTATTGTTGCGACTTATGGCGTCGCTGCTGTGGGCCTTAACATTCCTCGCATATTCAATTTGGTTTTGTTGGAACCCGGAAAAAGCTTTACAAGAGTTATACAATCTATTGGGCGAGGTATTAGAAAAGCCAAAGACAAAGACTTCGTACAAATCTGGGACATCACCTCAACTTGCAAGTTTGCGAAGCGTCACCTTACAGAACGTAAAAAATTCTACAAAGAAGCAAAATATCAATTCACTTTAAATAAAGTTGATTGGTCAAAATAAGGATATTATGAATATACTAACATTAGATAACGTATCATTTTCACTGAATAATCTACCAGATACTGTAGACGATGATACAAGATTTGCTGTTTTAGATAACAGCAATGTTTTAAACCCTGATTTCTTTTTTGTACCACTTATATTTCTAGAATCATTCAATGCACCCGCGATGGTTCTTAAAATAGGTGGACAAGAAATATCAATGCCATTAGATTGGCAAATAGCAGTGGGTGATGCAAACAGTGCAACCAATATTGAAATAATACCATTAACTAGTTTAAACGATAGAGGATTTGATGCATTGGTATTTAATCCATTGACATCACATAGACTAGAATTTAAACCTATAGAAATAGTTAATTTTTATAGCGATATAAAATGGTATTTTCCTAAAATGAAAAATGGACAACTATTAGCAATGCCATTAAATTCTGGACCTAAACCAGATTGTGCTTACTTTGTTAAAGAAGTATCACGACAAAATGAGATTATACATCTAGACAAATTATTATAACTTTGCTATAATAGGAAACTTATGGGAAAAAATAAACACGTAGACCTATTTACAGATATGATACCAGCTGTAGATCTTAAAATAATAGAACTATGGGATGCATCAACAGATGAAGGTAGAAAAGAAATCGTCGTTGATTTATGGAACTTAAATCGGTATATCAGTAGCGTTAAAACTAGTAATAGAGATATACAAGAATATTTTGTTTTAGCAGTAAATGAATATTATAACAAACATTGGTTCATTATTCAAAAACATCCAAAACTGTTATGGATGTTACTTTGTGCATGTAGTTATGATGGTAAAACAAAATTCTATCATGAATGGATTGGTAATAAAAAGAAAACTGGCACTACTGATAAAAAAGTAAAATTCTTAGCTAACTTGTATCCAACTAAAAAAATGAGTGATATTGAACTATTAGCTCTTAAGTATTCTGATAAAGAAATACAAGAATTAGCGAAGGATTTAGGATGGGACAAATCAGAAATTAATAAACAACTAACATGACATTAGTTATTTATTAACTTATTTAATGCATAAAGTGATAAATTTAATGCTAATTGTGCATCTTTTTTACAAGAATATGTGATATTATTTATGGTTACTGATTTTGCATTTGAGTTATCTCCACCAAGTCTTTTTCCTTTTCTATTATTAGACATAATAGTTCTTGTTTCAATAGATACAACTCTATTCATAGTAGTAATGGACCGACTTTTCTTTAGGAGATTGGCTTTTTCAACACCATATATTTCTTCATATGTTTTTCCTTTTATACATGTGGTTTTGCCTTTATTTTTATTAGATATACCTTTTCTTGCTATACTTAATTTTAATTTATGTTCAGCAGATTTAGGACCAGTTGATACGCCTTTTTGAGTTAACGAACGTTTAATGTTTGATTCTATAGACTGTTTACGACCGTTGTGTGCTTTACTAAGCGCTTCACTTCTTAATCTACGTGACATATCATATAGTTTTGATTTTGGTATATATCTTTCTTGGAAAGAATTAGATGAAAACATCATATTTAATGCAAATATCATTTTATATCTATATTCACCTGTTGTCATTTTTGTTAATAATAGGTGGCATATATAATGCTCTCGCGCTGACAAACTAACTAAATTGTCTTTTGAGTTATCACCATTTAATGATTTTGGAATTATATGATGCTTTTCTGTATAATAATTATTATTAAGTCTTGACTTTGCTGATAAAATTATGTTATAATAATATATAGTATATTTATTTTGGATGAAAATCATATGGAAACTCCGTTAGAAAATAAATGCATGTATTGCAATAAAGTATATAAAAATCCTAATACTTTATTTATCCATGTATGTGAACAAAAACGTAGAGCATTAGCACAACATGAAAAACATGTTGTTCTAGGATTTGATACATATAGAAAATTTTACAAAGCAACACAAAATATAAATCATGAAAAAACTTATGAAGAATTTTGTAAAAGCCCATACTATAATGCATTCGTTAAGTTTGGTAGTTTTGTAAGTAATGTCAAACCATTATACCCAGACAACTTTATTACATATGTAATAAACAGTGGGGTTAAACTAGATCATTGGTCTAGAGATGAGTTATATGATAAATACGTGGTTGATTTGATTAAAACTGAAAATGTAGAAACCGCCCTCACTAGAAGTGTAAATCATATGATTGAATGGGCGGATACTAATAATTCAGCATGGAATCATTACTTTCTATATGTAAGCTTGTCTCGTGCAACCTACGATATTAAAGATGGAAAAATTAGTCCTTGGCTAGTTTTAAATGCACCATCTGGCAAATCATTATTGAAAAAACTCAACGATGAACAATTGTCAGCAATTGGTGTTGTTATTGATCCACAATACTGGATGCACAAATTTAAAAAATCACAACCCGACTTAGAATTAGTTAAACAAATAATCAAGGAATCAAACTTATGATTGAAGAAGATAAAATTCCTGTAGATATTTCCATTTTTGTGACCGAAGATGATAATAGTGTTTATGTAAAATTTACTGGATTTGATTGTATTGAATCAGCTGATGATTATGCAGACCACCTATCTAAGTATCTTCCACTCATGCTTTTTGAATCAAAAGTAGTACATTAATGGATATAGATATAGATTTTGCAAATAGGCAATTTGCATTAGAAAAAATAAAACATATAATAGCAGTAAGACAAACAGACACAGATATAGTAACACACAATACAGGTGTGTATTTTCAAAACATTCCTCATAACCCAGTTAATAATTTTTCAACAATAGATTATAAAACTGCGGAACAACGAGGTTATTTTAAAATTGATTTCTTAAATGTTCACATATACAATGACATTAAAGATAACGATCATTTACTTAAACTGATGGAGACTGAACCAATATGGGACCTACTACAAAACGAAGAATTTGTAAATCTATTATTTCATTTGAACGGACACGTAGACATTCTACAGAAGACATTGCCGACTTCCGTGGAACAATTAGCTGCCGTCCTGTCAATGATACGACCAGCGAAACGCTATCTGATTGGGAAAGATTGGAACACTATAATGAACGAGGTCTGGGTAAAACCGGATAACGGAGAATATTATTTTAAACATAGCCACGCAATTAGCTACGCAATGGCAGTTATAGTTCATATGAACTTACTATGTGAAAAATTATCTAGTGTTTCTGACTAAGGTTATAGATTTACGTTTTACACGTTTGATTGTTAGGTCCATTAAATTAACTACTGGACCTAAAATTATTCGCACATCTTTACTATTGAAAGTTTTAACTGCATATGCAAATGGTATTAATTGATCACGACAAAATATAGATATAGGAAATTGACGATTGGATTCCCACCACCATATCTCACCAATTTCTATAAACGTCGTCTTTTCTTCTTGTGTCTTTATACAATTTAAATCATAAAAAGTTGTAACAAATTGATCTTGATTTATAATTATACCAATATATTCGTTATTGCCATATGTTAGTACACTTATAAATGGTAAATTATGCTCTATGTTATCTCGTAATGTAGTCATTGATGTCCAAGTAATTCCTATCTATTTATCATATACAATTTCGATAAATACTATATTCAAAGGATTTACCAGATGCAAAAAATAATAACTTATTTATATACAAATAGAATACAATTACTGGCTGGTCTGGCAGGTTTTAATGTGGAGTATACCAACGTGTATCAAAGAAATGTAAAAATATATAGCGGTATAGATAATACCCTAGAATTCGATATAAAGAATGCTGATCAGAAAAGAGTTGACCTAACAACACTGACTTTATTATCACTTAATGTAATGGACATCAATGGAAATGGATTACCTAATAGTCCTTATACATTAACTACAACTGCAACCAAAGGTATTGCAACAGTTATTATACCAGCCGTTGATTTAGAATTATTAACACCACAAACCCTGCAATATAGCGTTACTGCATACCAAGGAGCAACGCCAGTTATATTGTATACTGATAGTCATTTTGGTGCATTAGGTAACCTAGAACTAATCGGAAGTGCAGTGCCAGTTACAAAACCAAACCGAGTATTTGATTCATTTTCAGGTGAAATTGATTACATGGGCAATGTTCTAAATCATAGTAGCGCAATACCAGCAAAATATTACGAAGCTATACCAACGACTAGCCTTAACTTCTCGGTAAGTTGTACCGATTTTGTCGGAACTATATATCTAGAAGCTACTACAGATCAAACAATATCAGTAGAATCTTTTAGAAATTCTCCACAATTACAATCATGGACAACTAATACACCAACAACTTCATCTATAACTTTTAGTGCAATTCCAATAGGTGATTATTGCTACTTCAGAATAGTATGGCATAATCCATTACACGGGTTTACTTATGGTCCAAATTCACCATATAATCCAGGATTTACCAATAATTCAGGGTTAGTAAATAACGTTACAGTTTCTTAAGTTATTCATTGACATTCGTTTAGTATTATAGTATAATACTTAAATGTCAATGATACCAGATACCTTAAAATTATACTTACCAGCTAAACAAAAACTAACCCCTAGCGGTTGGATTAGCTTTAACGCAGTCTGCTGTGCAGATAACAGAAATCGTGGAGGATTAATAATAAATGAAGGTAATGCGATAAGTTATTCATGTTTCCATTGTGGATTTAAAGCAAGTTGGCAACCAGGTAGACAACTTAGTAAAAATATGAAACAATTTATGCGTTATCTGAGTATACCAGATAACGTCATTAATAAACTTAGTTTTGAAGCAATTAAACTTCTTAATGAATATACTACTAATACATCTATACAACTATTACCAACATTTAATAATAGAGCACTACCATTAGATGCAGAACCAATAACAAACTTTATTAAGGATGTCCCTGATAAATTGTTACCAGTATTAAGTTATATCCATTCTAGAGGACTATACCTAGAAGATTACAACTTCCATTGGACTCCAAAAACAGGTTTTAATAATAGATTAATAATACCATTCTACTATAAAAATAATATAGTAGGGTATACCGCTAGAGCAGTCAATGAAGATAAAACTAGATACCTATCTGAACAACAACCTGGTTATGTATTCAATATTGATAAACAATTTGATGACAGAAAAATTGTCATAGTATGTGAAGGACCACTAGATGCAATAAGCATCGATGGATGTGCTTTACTAGGATCGGAAATAAAAGAACAACAAAACTTCCTACTTCAAACTATTCATAAAGAAATAGTTCTAGTACCAGATAAAGATAAAGCTGGTCAGAAAGTAGTTCATCAAGCATTGGAATATGGCTGGTCAGTTAGTATGCCAGACTTCCCAGATGGTATAAAAGATATCAATGACGCCGTAGTTAAACTTGGCCGATTAGCTACACTTTACTTAATAGTAAAAGCAAAACAAACCAATTCTCTTAAAATACAACTACGAGAAAAACAATGGTTTAAAACCTAACAAGGATGTTAGGAACAAATTTAAAGGATTAAATATGAAACAAAATTACAACTACGATTTGAACATCCAAAAATTATATTTGGAAATGATGTTGGCAGATGCAGAAACATTTGTTAGATGTCAATCAATATTTGATCATGCACTATTTGATAGAAAATTGCAAGAACCAGCAGAATTTATCAATACATATGTGGAAACATTTAATGTATTACCAACCTATGAAATAGTAAATGCCGCTACCAACTCATCTTTTAAACAACCAGAAAATCTAAAAGAACAAAACTTTGATTGGCTATTAGTCGAATTTGAAACATTTACAAGACATAAAGGTCTAGAACGAGCTATCCTAGAATCTGCCGATATGCTAGAAAAAGGCGACTATGGCTCAGTAGAAGATAAAATTAAAAAAGCTGTACAAATCGGGTTGCAAAAAGATATGGGTACAGATTACTTTGCTAACCCACGTGCACGTCTATCTAAAATCAAAGATAAAAATGGACAACTATCTACTGGTTGGAAAGCAGTAGACGAAAAACTATTCGGAGGTATGAATAGAGGTGAACTTAATATCTTTGCTGGTGGGTCTGGTGCTGGTAAATCATTATTCCTAGCTAATCTAGGAGTTAACTGGGCATTACAAGGACTTAATGTAATCTACCTTACTCTAGAACTTTCTGAAGAACTAGTATCTATGCGTATAGATTCTATGATGACCGGTATCCCAACCAGAGATGTATTCAAGAACATAGACGATGTAGAAATGAAAGTCAAAATGATTGGCAAAAAAGCTGGATCATTACAAGTAAAATACATGGCTTCCGGTAAAACTTCTAATGATATACGTTCTTATCTTAAAGAATTTGAAGTAAAAACAGGTAGAAAAGTAGATGTTCTTCTAGTAGATTACCTGGATTTACTAATGCCAATCAGTAAAAAAATATCACCTGCTGACTTATTCATTAAAGACAAATACGTTTCAGAAGAACTTAGAAATTTAGCAGTTGAAAAAAATTGTATCTTTGTTACCGCTTCACAGTTAAACAGATGTCTTTCTTTATCTACAATAGTGGAAGTTAATGGCATATTAACTCCCATCAGTAATATAAAAGTAGGGGATTTTATAACGGCTAACACAGAATGTGTTCAAGTATTGGAGGTATTACCAATTGTAAAACAACCGGTGTTTGAAATTACTACTAAATCTGGTAAAAAAATAAAATGTAGTGCAAAACACAAATTTCCAACTTTTACCGGATTACAAACACTTGAAACAGGGTTAAAGATAGGCGATAAACTAATAATAAAAAAATAAAAAATGTATAGTTTGTGTCGCAGTGATAATAATAGTATTTAAGGAAACAACATATGAATACTATATATACTAGTTCTAAAGCATTACATAAATTAAATTTATCTCAGCATCAAATTGATATGATCAACACAATAGAATTTGAAGAACATAAACGCCAATGGTTAATTAGCAAAATACAACAATATACAAAATATAATTACCCATTAGAAGTATTAGTTAGAAACTATGATAAAATACTATTATTGGGTAGAGATTCGTCAAGTATAAAATCATATATAACTAGATTTGGTGAATCTTTAGGGATGGAACTTTTTAATAAAAAAGTGAAAGATACTACAGTTACTAATGAAAGATTAATAAGAACCTTTGGTGAAGAATTAGCAAATAAAATTAAACATAAAAGAAGTGCATGTATCGAAGTATATATTGAACGACATGGAATAGAACTTGGCACACAAAAATGGAACGACTATTTAAAAAATAGAAAGATAGCATATCAAAATAAACGTGAAGCTGGTCATATCTACCCAAAATATACGCTTGAATATTATAAAAAGTTGTATGGTGATATAAAGGGTAGTGATATATATTATAAAAAAATAAATTCACAACGGTATAAAGTATCAAAGGCATATTACATAGACCAATATGGCCCGATAGATGGACCAATCTTATGCAGGAACAGCAAAGACCACAGCAGTATTGAGTATTTTATAAAAAAATATGGGGATATAAACGGTGTTATTCAATATAACAATCATAAGAATAAAATGAAAATAGTAGCTAGCAAAAAAACGTACATTTATTATTCTGAAATGAGTTATGCATTTTTTAACTCTATAAAAGACATTATATTAGATTTGCAATATTACGGGCCAAATGAACTAAAATGGGCAGTTAAACCAAATGAATTTATAACTCAGGCATTGATATGTCCAGATTTATTTTATAATGGAAAGATTATAGAATTTAATGGAGATGTTTTTCATGGCAATCCTGCGTTATTTTTAGATGAAGATTGTCCACACCCATTTCAAAAACATTTAACTGCTGCTAAACTACAAGAACTAGACAATAACAGATACAAATATTTTAATAAACTTGGATATGATGTATTGGTTATTTGGGAAAACGATTACAACAATAATAAAGAAAAGGAATTAATAAAATGCATACAATTTTTAATGAACAAATAAATGAATGGGATGAAATAGTATCAATTACATATGTTGGTATGGAAGATACTATAGATATAAACGTAAGTGGCGACAAATTGTTTTATGCAAACGAAATTCTCACTCATAATTGTGCAGTTGATGAAGTAGAATTTGACCACTCTCATATATCAGGTGGACTTTCTAAAATACAAACAGCTGATAATGTATTTGGTATCTTTACTTCTAGAGCAATGCGCGAACGTGGTAAATATCAAATCCAACTTATGAAAACTAGAAGCTCTTCTGGTGTAGGTCAAAAAATAGATTTAGATTTTAATATCGATTCACTTAGAATTACCGATACAGAAGATATGGAATTAGGTAATATGAGTGGCACACAATCTACTGGATCAGCACTCCTTAATAGTATTAAAAGTAGAGCATTCGTTGAACCAAATGATGGCAATGATGCTCCTAAAATAAAAGCTGATGTGCAAAGTTCTAGACTAAGAGATCTTATTAATAACCTTCCTAGTAATGAATAATAATGAATTTATATATAAAGCAAAAATATATCTGCCTAAAACAGATATAAATAAACCATCAACATGGCTTACTGATTTATATACATTAGAACAATGGCTCAATCAACATATCGGAATACATATGCAAGATTGGGCCTATGTCAAAACCAGAGATAACCTTACCATAGGTTTCAAAAAACCTGAACACAAAACTTTCTTCCTAATATATTATGATAAATAGTAGTATGAAAATGAATGAACTACTATCAGAAAATATAGATATCAATACCACAAAACCACGCAACAAAAAATTGCGTGGTCCTGTTCCAGATTGGCCACCAGAGCAAGATTCTGATACATATCAAGCACCAGATCGCAAAAATCTTGATTATAAATCAGTCACTAAACGCATCCCGCAATTAACCGCTGCTTCTGATAAATTGGCTGCAGGAGAGATAGATAGATATGAATATCAACGATTAGTAAATAAACATAAACCAGTTTCATCATATGATGCCCTTCCAGATTCCGCAGATGATGAAACTATCAAACAATATCTACGCCCCGACGCTAGAGACCCAGATAAACTTAATAAAGTAGGCAATCAAATTCCAGACGGTGCTCCAGTAGAACTACGATTAGATATCCCAGCTTATACCTCTAGCGGTACATGGGTGGTTGCAGTTCACGGCCCAGGTGTTAGTTCTCCTCTTGCATATAGAGCAACCGCTATCGCTAACGATATATCCTTTAGACTCCCAGAAAAAAGCGCACACTATATTGCTAGAAATATGAACGCTAAAGGTGAAGTACAAGATAAAACACCTATCGCTACAATTAAAGGTAAATGGGAAGAAGCTACTCCAGCACAAGCACGTGCAGAAGCAGAACAAGCACTTGCGTCTTCAAAATCAAAAAATCCACAATGGATTCAAATTGGTATGGACCCAGAACGCCATTCCTATTTTTACGATAGAAAAACAACACAAATCGGTAACCACAAAATCCATAGACCAGTAGAATCAGGTTCTCGCGTTATTCAAGTCGGCAGCTTAGTGTTCCTTAAAGATCCAGTCTACGGTGACTTCGACACCAAAATGTACGAACTATCTATTCAAGAAACTCTAAAACAAATAGACGAAGAAATTATTGCTGAATTATCTTTCCATGGATCAAAATGTACCCAAGATTGCTCCGGTCATAAAGCTGGGTTTTCATGGGAGAAAAAACATAATCAAAATGTTAGACAACAAACTCCTAGTAATAGCTTTAATAACGGTACTCAAATAGCTACCGATATGCGAGGAAAAGGTAGAATTAATGCCATCGGTTCAAATATCAAAAATGATAAAGGCCAATTTACTAAGTTCCAACAAATACCAAGATCACAGTATACAAGACCAACACAATAAGCGCAAAATGAAAATTTATGAATTAATAGAATCATCTGACATATACTATCATGGAACTGATGCAACTTTTTCAAAGTTCTCTCATGTTCCATCTGGACATATTGGTTTTTATTTTACTAAAAGTTTTGATGAGGCACAAAAGTATGCTAGATCACATACAGGTAGAGTTATAAAAGCTGTACTAACAATGAATAATCCCGCTACACCTGAAGCTGTTGAACATGCAGTCAACCAGGCACATGGCGGGAATCCTAGAAAAATGATAAGGGAAATTTTACAAAAACAAGGGTTTGATAGTATAATAAGACCTGGTGAAGTAATAGTATTTGAACCAGAACAAATTCATATAATATAACTTACGACCACTTTAATAAAAACCAATTCAGTTCACTCTCATTATTGAATTGGAATCTATTGTATCCATTTCTAGTGGTGTGCTTGAATGTATCAACACACCATTCATCCATATCGTTATACATACTACCAGAATATGATACCGGTGTACTTTCTATATAATGACTATATACATACATATTTAATTCAGATCTTACAACTATCATAATAACTCTATCAATTTTTCAATAATTTGATTGTATCACAATTAGTTAAATATCTCAAATTTCATACTCAATCTACTATCCAATGCTTACCACTCTTACGTAACTTAATCTCTTTTGTAATAAACTTTGATAACTCAGCAGAATGATAAAAATCATTATCAGTGTATTGATTAACAAAATATCCTACTATAGCAGGTAACTCAGTAGTAGCAGTAAAATCACCATCTATACCAATAGCAAACTTATTAATATCATCTATATCAAGCTCAGTTATTAACTTCAATATAGTATCACGCCATTCTACCGCTTGCTTATTATGCTCAATGTAATTCATTCCATCCTTCTTAGCACGATCATAATCAATTTCATCATCATCAGTTACATAACCAAGATCATATAACCAATACCCACCATCTAACTTCTCCAACTTAGCTACCTCAGGAACTATAAATTCCCTGTCAACAACTTCTGCTATATCCCTCAATAAATACCTTATCTCAGATTCACTCGTATACTTAATATAATTGTTGTTCTTATCAACTGCTCCAATAGTCATACTATCCTTATCAGGATTGTCATTGTATACTTGCGGATTTAACTTGAATAATCCATTCAACTTCCTAGAAGCATTTACACTATCTGCCCAATCTACTACCTGCTTACTAAAACCAACCGGTGCATCAGATGGATATACCGAGTTCTGTACTCCTAATGCTATAGAACCATCATCAGCATTTACAAATGGCTTAATCAATATCCTAGCATACGGATCTTCTATCTTTAAATCATCCGCTCTTATTAAATACGCAACAACAGAACCCTCGGCTATCTCTATAGGAATATATTCACGAAATCCCCCAGTGTCAATGTTCATACAACTTGCCCACCTACGATCAGTACTCATACTTCCAATATCATCAGGATGCCTAGAGATTACTACCATTAACTTTTTACGATACTTCGGATTAACCGCACTAGCCCTCACAGGATCATTCGTGAACTTCTTTAATAAACTAGCATCTACTATACCATCAGCAATGCCATTACTTAATAACTTCCCAATAGAACCAGTTACATCAGCTCCTCGAAAAAAATTACCAGTCATGTACGATGCACGTGTATATGGATTCATTACACACCCAGACCGACTCAATGCATTCAATATATCATCTTCATGCTCTACCGTGTTGTTTGCAACATCTTCTCGCCACTTGGTGATGATGTCTTCTTCATTCCTAAATGCAACTTCTATCGGTACCTTCTTATACTCTCTTCGAAATGCCTTACCTTCTAAATACCCAACTCTATTAGTGTTCCAACCAATACCACCATTTATATTCCCAATCTTCCATAACGCATCTTCAACAACTTCCTGATACTTCGATTTAACTTCAGCTGCCTCTGGTAACTCACCATTGTATTCAATGTATATACGATATCGATTTCCAAAAACTCCAGCCCAACGATGTCGATCATAATTTAAATTCTTTAATTCACTATATAATCTACGCTTCTGATCTTTCGTCAATCCCTCTTCTAATCTACTAAATATCTCTCGTAATTTCATATTACTATTTATCCATACATCAATTTCAAACACCTTGAAAAAATTTTTCCCCCGCGAAAATTTTGAAAACGAATTCTATTTTATACAAAAGGTTTTAACATACCATTTTTTCATCCTCAGAGGAAAAATTTTTCCGCCGGATTTTTTATAAGGTACTTAACGATTTAGGGGACTTGCTTTTTAGAAAAGATAAATATGAATGTAGCTCGCGGATTGCCGTCCCAACTACTTTAATACTTTAGAGGAGTATCAACATGAATATTTATCAAACTACAACTAAGCATTGTCCAAAATGCAATACTACTAAACCTACAACAGAATTCTATAAAAATAATAACAAAAAAGATGGATATAAGGTTCAGTGTAAACAATGTAACCATACCTACCAATAGCATTTGCAACTACCGAAGAAGAAATAATGTTGATAAATCATTATACCAACCTTAGACCACTGTGGGCAAAAGATAATATCGTTAAAGGCGATAAACTAACAGAAGATGTATTACAACATCCTATATATAAATCTATACTCAATGCACGGTCTACCAAAATTTTCTAAATTCAACGAAAAAAAAATTTTCCAGGAATTTTTCAAAACCGTTTTCTAATACTACCAACATTCTTTTAAGGGGTGGGGGGCAAAAAGGTCTACCAAGATTTTTCACTAGGCGCGTAAAAAATTAGGGGGAGTTACTTACCGGCGAATGGGGCTGTTTTTCTACATATAAGGCTCTTTTTAAAAGAGTTCTTTTAGAGTAGAAATTAAAATAGAAATAAATTGAAAAGAAAATGAATTCAAAATCAAGAAGTTTTTCACGCGCTCGATGAAAAAAATAAGTAAGTTCTTATTTACATGATCACCCCCCCCTCGATAAGTAAGAACTTACTTAAAAAAATAAGTAAAAAAATATTTAAAAAAATAAGTTACGCATTACGATAAAAAAATAATGAATAACTTATTTACCACGCTCCCCCCCTCTGAAAATAAGGAACTACTTACCGAGGATTGTAAGTAGCTCCTGATTGGATTAGTTAAGGAAGTGCTGAACAGCATACACTGCTGTCGTCAACACTGCTATAACCAAAAGACCGCCCGCGATTAAGGCAGTCATTACTACATCATCCCTTAGAATGTCCCACGCTATTGATAAGTAGTTCATTACTTTCATATAGTAACCTCCCCCTTATCGCTCATCTTGATAACATCAAGCACTCGAATACCATCGAGTCTTAAGTCACTCATTAATTCCCCATAATCGGCTTGGGATACTTCGTAATAACCCTCGTCTTCTGTAATCACAATATAATACATTTAAAGCTCCTGTAATGCCCGTTAAGGCTTGATAATGGTCTAGGCTATACAATCGCATAGCCTAGAGTGTAAAAGTGTCGCTATGAGCCTTGTAAGCCCATAGACATAAACAATGGACAATTAGCTTGTAATATATTAGGCATTGCATCTAATATAAACCTAGTTTTAAAGATACCGTTCGATAGCTGAATGCTACCATTAAATAAAGGCACTAAGCCTTGATATGTGTCTATAGCGGTATCACTATAGACTGAAATAGCGTTAAATGAATCTGCTTGTACTACGCTTAAAATTGCCATTGTCTTAATCTCTCTCTTTTCAGGTTTATAAAAGATAGGCTTACATTATGTAAGCCTATCAAGGTTGATTAGATTGTTTGTTTATTCGCGGTTAAGTTAATAACATTATCTAATTTTACTATTCTAACAAAGTCATCATGCTCGACTTGATTAGTTACATTAAATACCGTTCCACTTGTATCTAGTAAATCTCTAGCACCGCTAGGCGTCATTAATACTGCGATTGCCTCGCGATTTGATAACTTACCATTTAATGTAAATTCTACACTAGAACAATCGTTCCAATGTAGTGCAAGGTAATAATCATCTTTAGTATTATGTTTAGCTAAGCTATAACATTCATCGGTATGATGCCAAAATGTTTTACCTTTTACCCATTCACCTGTAAATTCATCTGTTTTAATCGTTCTTAACACTCGATTTACATACGGGTCTGTATTATCTCGCAAGTTATTAAATAACATAATGCTACCCGTTGAGCGTTTCATTGCTATATTGGCTTTACGATTACCCGCAGATAATTCTACTGGCGTTAATATCTCAACATTGCCAATAGTAGCACCGCGAGTATTTGCTAATAAATCTATTAAATCTTGTTTATTCATTTTATAATCTCAATTAAGGTTAATAAGGTTTATTTGATATAGCCCACTCAAGGTAATGAATAACCCCATAGGCGATAATCCCGAATTGTTAAAGAGCAGATAAAACATAAAACATAACTTAGGATTCACACTATACAGCAATAAAATTTTATTGCAAGATTTATTTTCACTTGATTAAAACCTTACAAAATATCAGGTAATAAAACCTTACAATTTAGTAGGTAATTGCATTCAAAATATAGTCATAAATCACTTATTACCCGAAAACCAAAAAATGCTCACTACGGCACGATAAAAAAAAAAGTAATACCAGAATAAGGCTTAAATCATTATCGAGCCACCACGGCAAAAAACGCATTTTTCAGATTACATTCACTTATAACTTATTATGACATGCTGGATTAAAATTTTTCTTGACTTGATATCAAGTTTATGTTAGCACTTGCCTAGCAAAAATTTCTATTGACTTGCCAGTAAATCTATGCTAGGACATAATTCCCCTACTAAGTAGTTGGTTATTATTCTGGTAAGCACTGACTTAACTAGGTAAGTAGTTACTGAACTGCTTCAGTTGTTACTTACTCGTGGCTGCGACTTCTGTGTGTTAGTCAGTGCTTCCTTATCATTGGCTGCGATACCCTGATTCAGTCAGTGCTTACTGAACTGCACCGGCAAAATAAAAGCCGGCATTGCCGGCTTTCGGTGTTTACTTCCCGACTAGGCGGGACACTGATACAATGTGTCCCTTATCGTTCCGCTGGGCGGTCGTTCCCGTGTCAGGGGCGAAACATTGTCCCGCTAGTGCGTGGTCGGCTGGTATGGCATCTAATACCATACTAGATACTAAGAGCGTGGCATCAGGGGCAAATACTCCGCCAAAGTCCACCGCTCCCGCTTTGCGGGTAATCACGGGGAAGCCGTGGCGAGTACCAGCTATAACTTCCTCAACCGTAACACGGGCAAGAAACCCGCTGGGTTGAACGGTAATGGCATCAATGCCATCAGCATTGATAGTGATAGCGTGCGGTGTAAGATTGATAAACTGTGTCATGGTGTTGCTCCTGCCCGTGGGCGTAGGTGGTAGCAAGACAGCCTTGCTACCTGAGATTAGTATTATACATGGGTGGGTTGCCCGTGTATACGTGTTATGCTAGCGGGCAATATTGCACAGCTAGCATATATGATTATGCTACTATCACAGCTAGCATTAATCGAATAACCAAGGCATACCTTGGTCGTCGTATATAAAGTCTTCCCCAGTGTCGCGTGGTGCAGGTGCATCTGAGCCAACGTATAAATCCAATGAATTTATATCCATTTTTTCTCCTAGTCCGTAGACCGTTGAAGTGATTAAAATTGTTAAAGAGCGTGTAGTAAACTGCGACTACGGGATATATTCTACCAGCTCCAGCATGGATGTCAACACCTTTTGCAAAATAAATTTAAAGCTAATTTCAGCCCCGCCACGGCACGATTATGGTTAAACAATACCAGAGTAGCACTTACCAGCTAAACGACCAACCACGGGCATTTTTGCCCACTTCCTGCCAGTACCACTGGCATTACCACGGGCATTATCACTTATGGGATTGTATACCTTGATTCAGTCAGTGCTTACTGAACTTCACAGATATAAAAAGGCTGGACAATGCCAGCCTTTTGTGTTAGAATTCAAAGTCCTCGAATTCCATGTCTTCTAAGTTGGTTACTAATCCGTCAAAGTCTTCACTCGATCCTAGGATGGAAGCCATGGTGTAAACTGTTTGTTTATCCACTCCATAGTCTTCTGCTAGACAGTTAAGATAATCTGTTCTATTTTCGTAGCCTTTGTCGGTATAGATGCTCATGATTTAATCTCCGTTTGGGATAATGGTTGAGGGGAAATCCCTCAACCTTGTGATTATTATACAGGGTTTTTTAAATACCGCAAGCTTTTAGAAACTTTTCTTTGTCAAAGCGTGGATTGGCTTGTTTTGCCATTCTAGCAAAATCCTCGGCTGATTGTTTACGCACAGATAGGTCTTGATTGGCTTTAATAATGTTTGCCATTTGAATAAAATGTTTCTTTGAAGGCATTTGTAGCTCCTACATAGTGTGTTTAATGAGTGTATAGTATAACGGTCGGGCGCGTGGCTGTCAAGCGTTATACACAGCTAGCATTATTGCTTTATCAGGTGTAACACTAGCATAAACCCGCTTGTTGTTCCTAGCACCATAGCACTAGCCATGATACCATCTAATATGTTGTGATATGTGTTCATTAGTTTAGCTCCTCTAAATATTGAGCTTGTTCTTGCTCATCCAGAATTGCAGTCACTTCATAATGACTGGTTGATGGGTATTCGTATTCGGCACGTTCTTTGTTGTGTGCGAATACTTCCATTACTGCATCTTGGTCGCACATATTGTCGTTGAAGTGAACATAAAATTTAGCCATTTTGTTCTCCTTTCGGGTTTTGTTGTTGATGTGGCTATTATATACTAATAGCCACGATTGTCAACTTTTATTTTAAAGATAGTTCAAGATTTTCTGCTATCTCTGGGCGGTTAAATATCAACCACTTAGCAAACTTCATTGTTTGTGCGGAACGGGCAAACGAATGTGGAAACGCTCGACTAGGCTCTCTAATGTTGGTAAAATATTCTTGTACTTCCTCACATGGATACCATCGGTTAGCGTTATCGGTGTTGCCAATTCTTCTTAACTCTCTCCAAGATAATGTTTTCATTACTATTCTCCTACTATTATATAAGTGTTATAAAGATATGTTACAGCATTACTTAAAATAATGCCAATACAAATTATATCGACAAACCATTGACTAAATACTAGCATAATTCATTATCCTCTCTAGTGTCAAATTCTTCGCCTACACCACGAACAAAGTGATCCCTATGCAATACCTCAGTTATGCGATTAAAGTCAGCCATAGGCAATTTTAACGTGCCTAATAACTCCTCTCTAATGTCGTTGAGTATATGATGAATAGATAGTTTATTATCTTGGTAATCATAAAATACTTCTAAGCCCCCAATGACTTTGTGGAAATCACTGGTTAAGTATCTGCCTGTATTGTTTTCGTTCATTTTGTTCTCCTTTCGGGTTTTGTTGTTGATGTGGCTATTATATACTAATAGCCACTATTGTCAAATATTAATCTATGAAAAAATCATAGTCTTTATCAAATTCTTCCTCTGCCCAAGGTGCGTTGAAGTCTTCTTCATACGCTTCGTACTCTTCATACTCTTCAAAACCTAATACTTCTTCAATCATTGCTTTTACTCCTTTCGTTGATGTTGGGATTATTATAGGGGCTTCCTTGCCCCTTGTCAATACCTTTATGCAAATAAATTTTCGTCATATCTCACGAGATATCCTCTCGTGCCGTTCATTGCTTTGAATACCATTGTATCCCCTACGATACATTCGTATCCACTATCTTTTTTGGTTACAGTCAAACCAGCTTGTCTTAGCTGTTTGATTGTTTGTTGTGTAACTGATTTAGTCCAAACTCTTGAAGTATATTTTATCATTTTATGATGCTCCGTGATGGTTAGAGCCAATCTCTAACCTTGTGACTATTATACAGGACAATAGCCACTTGTCAAATTTTATTTTAATCTAAAATTGAATCTGCGAATACATTTATTTTCTTGCCTTTGTAGCTTATATTGGCTGTACCATGATTACCAAAAGAGCTGTAATAATTTACTTTTCTGGTAATATCCTGGCCTTTTTTATTTTTCAAAGTTATTGTATCTTTAACACCATTAGTGTAATTGATCCAGCGTGATCCATTGTTGTTAAGATATAAAGTGCCTGTATACATTGTTTTGCTCCATTGCTGTTTAGTGAGTGGATAGTATAGACTATCCACTCTAGCATGTCAAATCTTTTTAATCATTTTCTATTACAATGGCATTTGTTTGCCATTCATAGCACACATAATATCTTTTACCTTGCCATTTAACTAATCCTGTGGTATCAGTACCAGCTAATACTTGTAATCCCTTAGGGGCGCGTGTCCATTGAAAATGGTGTTTATTCAATCCTGATGAGAATTGGTACAAGTCAAATAAGATATTACCTAGTAATTGGTTCATTGCTTATGCCTCCATTAAATTATCAAGTTTAATGCTTTCAGGACTATCAGCATAGGCAAGTTTTCTAGCAACATCTAATAATAACATTGCTTCATCTCTATGCAAGTTATGATACTCAGCAAACTTGTCAATGCTTATGAAATTGTTTACCCAGTCAAAGTACATCTCAACTAATCGTTCTCTAGTGTTCATCTGAATTGCTCCGTTCTTATTGAATGAGCGTACAGTATACTATACGCTCGTGTGGTGTGTCAAGCGTTATACACAGCTAGCATTAAGCATCCTGCATCACAATGGTGTAGCCGTTCTTAGTCGCTTTGCCGTGCAGTTGTATTTGTGTTTGTAGCATCATTGCATCGGCTGTTTGTTTTACAGTCAAACCACCTCCGCATACTTTAACACATATATTAGGCAATATGCTGTTATCATACTTTGTCACTTGGTTTGCTTTGTTTGTTACTGTAATCATCTGGTTTGCTCCGTTTTGTTATTGAAGCGTATATGATACAGCTAGCATATACGCTTGTCAACTATTATTTTAAACTTTTTACAATTCGTTCTTCTAGTTCAGGTAGCATACCTTCACACACCTGTAATACAATGCCTCCGCCATATTGTTTGTTATGAAATTTACGACCGCCTAACTTGTTACCACGTTTGATTGCCACTTCATAACTTGCCTTTTCATCTTCTTTGATGAAGTTCAAGAAGTGACATACATGACGAGAATTGCCATTGATGTCTGCGGATACTCTAGTGAATTCGATTGCCATTTTGTTTGCTCCGTTTTGTTGTTGATGTGGCTATTATACAGAACAATAGCCACTTGTCAATAATTATTTGTATTCTAAATCGTAATTAACTAATATCCATTCCGATGTTGGATATTCCAAGTAATCTTTTAATTCTTGCTCGTTTTCAGCATAGTAAAAGATATTATTATCTGGTATGCCATAATTGTCAAGTTCATTTTCTTCATCATTTTGACCAAATGATACATAACCAGTATAATGTACTCGTTCTGCTTCTGGATGGAATGTTTCATCCCCCCAATAATACTCGATTGTTGCCCCGATTGCTTTCATGTTTGTTACTCCGTTTTGTTGTTGATGTGGCTATTATACAGGACAATAGCCACTTGTCAACATCTATTTTTTCCAGATATGTTTTATCTGCCATTTCTCGACTATTGGCTTGCCATCCCAATCTTCGCCAATGGCAACATAGGCAACAGTTTTCTTGACATTAGCAAATCGAACACTACCATCACATACTGCGATCTCATGAGCAAAGCCATTGCGAATTCCCCAATCACCTTGTCTTGGGGCATCACCTGTGCTTATTCTGTATTCAAATCTGGTTTTGAATTCTGGGATAATGAATTCACCGATTGCATCTAATGATTGAAAGTATGACATTTTGTTGCTCCATTGTGGGTTGAATAAGGATATATTATAAACCTTATTCAACCACTGTCAACAATTATTTTTTTATCTTATAACATTCAGCAACACGCAATTCTTTACGCTTACCAGCATCAGTCGATTCAAATAAGGCCATATCACATGATTGTTTATCAGTATAATAGGTCGATTGTACTTGACCATTATAAAAGATCAATAATAAAAGATAACTCATTGCTCGACTTCCTCAATATCAAAGTCTAAAATATCTTCACCTGTATTATTATCTAAACCACACCAAATGGCTTCTGTTACCCAATTTCTAAGATTGCCCATTCTATCATCACATTTAACAGTGATGGTCATTGTATATGTTTTTAGTTCTTCGTTCATGTTATTTGCTCCGGTTGTTAGTATGTGTGTATCATAACACGCGCGTATAGGCGTGTCAATCAATATGTACAGCTAGCACTCTTACTTCTTTTTAAGTATTATCAATAATAATACTATAACAAAAATGGCTTGTCCACCAATGCCTTGTCCCAATAACACTACACCAAGTAATGCCAAGAACAGTATAATTATGAATTCAATAGCGAATGATATGAAGAAAACTATACCTGCTATTATTAGTATCCAAAATAGTATTACTGCCATGTTATATACTCCTATATGTGTGCTATGCGGGCTATGGTAATATGTACAGCTAGCATTGTTATAATATGGGGCTAGTATAACCTAGCCCCAATTGTATGTCAATCTAAATCTTCTAAATCTGGGTCATAGACTGTGATATAAGTATCATCTTCAAATGGTTCTTCTGTTATGATATAACCAATGCGATTGGCTAATCTATAACCAGATTGAAGAACAGTTGGTTCATAATCTGGCACATAAGTCCATACACGATTAGGTTCTGTATTAGCAATAGATAATACATATTCCAATTCATCACCAGAGGTTTCAAACATACATCCAGCTAAACTTGCATTGTCGTCTAAATGGTTTACAATGGGACGATACTTTTCTTCAAACTCATCATATGTTATTTCATATTGCTTCATACTAATTGCTCCGTTGTTGTTGAATATGTGTCCATTATATACTAATGAACACTATTGTCAAATCTTTATTAATCTTTTTTACAATCACATACTTCATGAATATATCCACAAGTATCACAATGGGTTTCACTTGGGTCTGCTTCATCTTCAAGATAATCATCTTTAATCCATTGTGGTACTATGTCCCCAAATCCCTCGATATCTTTTGGTGTTAGTGTATAACCAAATTCAATATTGTCAACATCAATTAAACATACATCTACATCTGCATCATTGACATAATCAGCCATGCCACCCTTTACTATAATAACTACTCTTTTATTCATCTTGTCTTGCTCCGTTCTCGTTAAGATGTGTCTATTATAAACTATTGAATAAGGTTGTCAACAATCTTTTTCTGCATTATCAAGCTCAAATCTACAAAAATCCGCAACCCCAGCCTCATAACCGATATTATAATAATACCAATCTTCTTCTAATATAGTTTCAATGTCTTCACTATAATATCCTTTATCTCTACCATCACGGTAGCCAATACCAAATGCGTAATATTGATTGAATTGTTCCATTGTCTTGCTCCGTTGTTGTTGAATATGGGACTATTATAAACTACTGAACACTATTGTCAACTAATATTTTAGGCAAAAGAAAACCCATATACACTAAGGGAGCAACTTAGCCTATATGGGTTATTCAATGTCAGCGGAATGCCGACTGGCTTTGAATAGCACTACACGGAGCATGGTGTGTGCTATTCGAGGTGATTATAATACCGGAGCAAGGGCATTATAATCAAGGGAGGACAACTTTATGTCATCAATGTTATATTCGTTTGAGTGTAAGACTAGCAACTTTTTTCCATTTATCGTTATCTGGAAATGCTTCTGCTAATTCCGCAGTTTTTGATACAGTTCTTAGTGATAACTTAATTTTATCTTTATTATCTAACACATAATCAACAACCGCTACCTTTGCTTCTTCGGTTAAATTCATTTCATTCAGCATACCATCAGCTACAACTTGTTTAATTCTTAAACTGCGTTCTCTAACGGTATGAATTGTAAGATCAAAATAATGAACCCTATCTTCAAGTGCTTCTAAATGTGGTTTTAATGTTTTACTTCTAATCTTACTAAAATCAATATTAGTAATAAAAATGATACCACCTTTAAATTCAAAAGAATTAGGAATACCTTCCTCACGCAATGAATGGCTATCAAAATGCCAGCTTAAGATTCTTGTCTTGCTAGTATCCAACGCGGATTTTAGCATATTTAACCCACGTTCACTTTGAAACACATCATCACAATCATCAAAAATAATAGCATTTTTAGAATGACGGTATTCATACAATTTTTTATACATACCTAATTCACCAATAGCACCTTTGACGATTTCATATTTTTTTAAACTTTGGTCTTGTGCAATATCAGCAAACATATCATGATATTTTAATACTTTTTCAATACCATGACTTTTACCAATTCCAGCACTTCCTGATACAATCATTGAACGTACTGTTCCAGCTTTAACTGCTCGTGTCATGTCTTCAAGATAATTAAATCGTTCTCTGATACGTTCCATGATTTCTTCATCTGTTTCCACTACTTTTATCATTGCCTATTCCAGTTTTGTTAATATATGGTTATTATAATTTATTGTCAATAATATGTCAAGTGATAAATACACTGCAACAAAAAAAGCCAATCGCGGTGGTGGTACACCCATTGGCATTAACGTCTTTGAGGAGGACATCAACATGGATATTTATATTCCGTACACCTATATTATTAAATTTTTACCAACTGGTCAAGTCTATTATGGAGTTAGTTATGCTAATAATTCTAAAAGAGTTGCTAATCCATCTCAATTTTGGATTTCATATTTTACATCATCATCAACTATACATCAACTAATATCTGCTTATGGTATAGAATCATTTTCTGTTCAGGTTAGAAAAACTTTCAACAATGCTTCAGAGGCACGATTATGGGAACATAAGGTGCTTAGTAGGGTCAATGCTAAAAATAATCCATTATGGTTTAATAATCACAATGGTGGAACTAATTTTGCTAATGCTAAGCTATCAGCAGAACATAAAGAAAAAATAGCACGATCTAGACGAGGTAACCCTCTTTCAGATGAAACAAAACGTAAAATTAGCGAAACACGAAAACAATTAAGTTTACCATCCCCAACAACAGGAACACCACGTTCAGACGAAACAAAACGTAAAATTAGCGAAACACGAAAACAATTAAGTATACCATCACCATTCAAAGGAAAAACACATACAACCGAAACAAAAATAAAATGTGGTAGTAAGAATAAAGGTCGTAAATTATCTGATGAAAATAAACAAAAGCTGTTACTAGCCAATATTGGTAGGAAAATGACAGAGGCTAATAAAAAACTATTATCACAACGGGCAAGTAAAGCAGTGTATTGTGATGGTTTTATTTTTAGTTCAATCAAATTAGCCGCACAAATATTAAGAGTACACATTTCTACTATTCTGAATAGAAAAAAGGCATACCCTTTACGATATTTTAATATAAATTAACACTATCATAAAAAACTATATAAAAATCAATAACTTATAACTAAGGATAATACATTCACTTAAATGACATTATCCTTATAAATCAATGACTTAGTTAAAAAAGTGTTGCAAGAAACTCAATTAGCAGTATCATAGCACCCACATTTCACGTAGGAACGCACATTTTATATAAGTCATTGATTTTATTATTAAACCACATAATAAAGTATATTTTACTATATTGTTCTTATTTAATGTTATTATAGAGAGCCCACTCATCTAAAATGAGTACCTCCACCTACAACGGTAGTATGCTAAGCCTTCCAAAATAAACTCTGATACCGTATGTACACTAAGGTATTTTCATTTACTTGTATCGCAACCAAAGCCACTTCCGTCGAAGTCGAATACTTCAGTTTGCATTACACTAAGACTCTCTATAATAACATATATTAAACCATATGATAAAGCAGTTTGTACACCCTCCGAGACTCGAACTCAGATCTGACAAATTATGAGTTTGTTGTTTTACCATTAAACTAAAGGTGTACAAACTGCTCTACCGGCCCAATTTGTCAGTCATATACCTGACTGACTAAGGTTATATTATACTACTAAATGAAGAATAATGCAAGCACAAATATAAATGCTATTAGATATAGTACTTTGCTTGTTTCTTCTACTACCACGGGCACATTACTCTGTTCTTGCAAATAATGTCTACGTTGAATGCTACACTCTGGAACTCTCATTTATTCTCCTAATAATAACTCAATAGCGTCATCATCTTGCGAATGGACAATGCCATCATCAGTTGATATATAATACCATAATCCCGATAATCTTGCAAACTCTTTTGCTACATCTAAAAATTCAAAGATACTTGCTTTACCATTTACATATACTCGATACATTACGCCTCCTCTACTGTTATTTCTAATGGATAGTCATCTTGAACTATCAACCTACACTTTACTTGTCTACTATTAAAAGTGCTTGGATATATTACCGTATCAATCAAGTCATTGTCAAGAAATATATTCCAAGATCGAACAGTTACAGTATCAGTACTTGGTTCTATGAAATCTTCTGGCTCAATGTCATCGTCTGCGTCTAATATGACAACCTCGCCCTTTTTCATGACACCACTTCCTTTTCTTCTCTTAAGATACGGGCATAGACTTCTTCCCTATGAACTGATACATCTCTGGGTGCAGTAAAACTCAGTTTTGCTTGATTGCCTTGAATAGCAATAAGAGTAACAATTACCTCATCTCCTATCATTATTGATTCACCTACTTTTCTTGTTAAAACTAATGCCATTTTCTTACTCCGTACTGTGTTTGTGTTATTGAGCGGTCGTTATAACCGCTCGTTTCTGTTTTGTCAACTACCAAGAACTATGATATTCAAAAGTCCAGTTGGCTTGGGTAGATTTCTTTAATACACTTCTTAAGAACTTCTTAGTATTTCTTAAATCATCAAAGTACCATTTGTTATAATCGGTATTACCAAAGAAGCAACCATTAGAAGATGGTAATATCTTGTGTGCTAACCATAGATTAGACTTTGGTGCTTCCCATTTATACTTCTCATTATACATCTGTTTAGAAGCTGGAAACTTAATACCAGCTAATATAAAACTAATGCGTTCTTGTAAATCTATTAAATGGTGTTTTTCTACTGTATATCTTGTACAATCATCAATACCATCTTGTACATATTTTACAAACCAATCATGTATCTGATTTGCTTTTCTCCAGTACATTACCTCTGTGCTTATGACATACTCACCATTAATCTTCCTAACAGTATTGATATCACCCATTTGACCAACTAACTTTGGTAATGACTTTAATACTTGTGTAATTACTGCACCATTGCCCCAAAATTGTGATATAAACAATCCCTCTTCTGTCTCCATATCAGGTTCATTTAAGGTATTGAAGTAATCAATATATAACTTCTCTTTTTTCTTATATGCTGATAATGTTTTATTACCAACAAAATATTGATCTAAGCCCATAATACTTTAATCTCCGTCGTTGTTTAAGTTGTAATTAGTATAGCATAATAAAAACACTTGTCAACACTATTTTGATAAATAATAGACAATAAAAAAGCCAATCGTGATATTGCAAGTATCCATTGGCGGTAACGACTGGAGGGTCATCACAATGGATATTTATCCTATACAATCTAAGCATTGTAAAAAATGCAATACCATTTTGTCAATAGATAATTTTCATAAAGACAAAGATAAAAAAGACGGGTTAAAAACACAATGTAAAAATTGTGAAAAAATCCGTAAAAAACTAACATATAAACCAGCTATACCTATTAAACTTCTCACTGTATCATCTGGTTATCATCATTGTAAAAAATGCGATACAACACGTCCTATAACTGAATTTAGTAAAGATAAATCTAAACCCAACGGGATATCTTACACATGTAAATATTGCCGTAAATCATATCAGGATAAGTATCACCCAGAATACTTTCAAAATAATAAATCTAAAAGAGCAGAATATGCTAAAAATAGACGTGCTACTGATCCAATGTATCGGTTTAAAAGCAATGTTCGGTCATTAGTTTATAACGCTTTTTATAAGAAAGGCTATTCTAAAAAATCCAAAACATTTTCAATATTAGGATGTTCTTACGAACAATTTATAATCCATTTAGAAACACAATTTACTGATGGTATGAAATGGGATAATTATGGTGAATGGGTTATTGACCATATCATTCCGTTAGCATCTGCCTTGACTGAAAGTGATATAATAACATTAAATTATTATACCAACTTACAGCCATTATGGGCAACTGATAACCTAGCAAAAAGTGATAAACTAGATTGGATTAAACCATTATAGTAAGAAGTGTCCATTATATACTAATGGACACGATTGTCAACTATTAAAAATGTTTCATTTCTTTAAATTCTGCACCAGTTAAATAAGCGGATACTAACTCAATTCTGTTGTGTATTTCTGTTAGTTTTTTGGTTTCATTAGCAATGACATTTGTTATACAACTTTCCAATTTATCAAGTTTATCCTCTTTATGAACGCAACTTGACCAGCCATAGCATTCAATAATGGTAGTACCGCGATCTGTTATTTCTACTTTAATAGTAGATGATAACTCTCCAACTTTTACTGTTTTAATAAATTTTTTCATTATATTGCTCCAATATGTTTGTTTAAGAAGTGTCCATTAGTTTATAATGGACACCATTGTCAACTACTAATTATTCGATTTCTTCGTCTTCTTCAATCAATCCCAGAGTAATCGCATGACCTTTTAATTCTGAAACTGGTAAATCATTGAAGTAATCAAATTGATCTTCACAGTAAACCTGCTGTAAATCTTCCATTGTCGCACTTGCCAATGCGTGTTCAGCTAATTCTGCTATAATATCATCTCTTTGTTTCATCTTGTTTGCTCCGTTGTTGTTAATATGTGTCCATTATAAACTAATGGACACGATTGTCAAACATTATATTTTATATCTTCTCGCCATTGATGATCTGGTTCAATTATATCACCATTCAATGTAGTGAAACCAATGTCCATTACATCTACACTACTAGGCAAACTTTCACCATAGTAATCAAAGTATTCATAGACATCAACTTTAATCGGCCTAGAACCAAAATCATCGGTTAAATTACACGTTATGACACCACCAGCAATGGCATCAAATACAAATGTACCATGAGAACTTTTTGCTGTTACTAACATATCATTACTCCACTATTTCGTAATCAGTCAATTCAGTATCTAAGATTTCTACACCATCTAAATCTATACCAAAATCATATTCTAAATCACCAAATATGTCTTCTATGGAATGTTTTCCATCGGTATCATATTCAATTCTTGCGGTAATATACATAACCTTTGTAGCCATTATTTCTCCTCATTATATTCTTCAACACTTTCGATTGACATATTACCATACTTATTGGGTTCAATACCACCAGAGTATAATATATCAGTCGCTGTTTCTTCATCTTCTGCTTCTATGATATAGATTTCTTCTACTACTTGCACAATCTTAAAAGTTTTCATTACATGATACCCATTTTATTGCTGAATTCCATAATAACCAATTATCTTCAATATGGTCGGTATTATACGTTCTTTTACCAGTCCTGAAGTATTCAATGATTTCTTCATCATCTACTTTGGCAACATTTTTACTATATGACTTGATAAATGCTTCTTGCATAATAGTCAATTCTTCTACCTTAATCATTTCTATATGAATATCATCTGCATCACACTCAAAATATTTAAAAGCAAATAATTCCTTTAGAATATGATCAAGAGCATCTGCTTCATTATCTGGCATATCTTTAGCTGTCCCAAAGTAACTGCCTTTGAAAAATATATCGTAATCTCTCATTGTCTTGCTCCGTTGTTGTTAAGATGTGTCCATTATAAACTAATGGACACTATTGTCAACTACTAATTATTCGTGTTCTTCGTCTTGGTCTTCTTCCCACATTTCTAAATTCTCGATGATATTAAATTCTTCATCTAATTCAGTTGGTAAGATATCTCTAGCATTCTCTAAACTCTCCCACTCGAAATATGAATTACCTCCCTCATTGGTAAACCATCCAGCAAAACCACAACCAGACTCATAATACTTGGCATCTACTTCATAACCTTGTTCAAATAACTCTACATATATTTCACTAGGTGAACACCATGCTGTATCAAATACCGCTCTTACAGTATAATCAGTCAATTCTAAACCATTGCCTTTATCTAACCATTGTGGCGGTAAATCCTCTATAATTCTAGCATCACATATATCCCACTTCGTTCCCCACTCATGTGTAGTAAATTCATGCCAATCTGAATAACCATATTTCTTTCTATTCGATAATTGTTTAGCTTCTAATTCTTCTTGTTCAGGTGTTCCAGCACCCATACAACCTGCAACCGTTTCAAGCAATTCTTGTGGTACTGGTTTAATGGTTTCACATAATCTATTGTTTCTAATTGCTTCTACAATCAGTTCCATTTTCTTAGGATCTGGATGTGATAATGTTAATGTATTATTGCACCAATTTGGCATTGTCTTGCTCCGTTTATTGTTAAGATGTGTCCATTATATACTAATGAACACTATTGTCAACTATTTTGATAGATACTTTAATCTTGCTTCATGGGCATCATCATAACTGTATTCATGTGTTCCCATTACATAAGGCCAACCAGAAAACGCATTACCATTACCTAAGAACTTTAATACATATTTGCCATTATGTATTTGAACTACAAGAATGTTAGTAATGTTGCGTAATTTCTCTAATGATGATACTCGTTCATCTAAGATACCCTCTGAACTGTTCCAACCCATTGTATTGCTCCGTTTCGTTAATGTCAGGTTATTATACCAAGTTATTCGTTGATGTCAACAAGTTTTAATTCATAAAACATATCTTTTTCTAAATCAACTTCATTATAGTCAATGGCATAATTGTCACCATACTCTTCACCAATGCCATAAAACATTTCATCATCCCAATGAGAGATACGAATGCCCTCACAATCGGCTGGTACATAGACTGCTGTTCTTGCTAATATAGCCTTAATTTTTTCAATACTCATTGCTCTGCTCCTAAACTGAAATTACTAATACCTACGAATTTATACTCATCATACCAATCTGATTGACAACTACAACATTTTACATTGACTGTTGCCATATTGCAATCTAAATCTATACAAGAACTCTCTAAATCATTACTTCCACAATGGGGACAATATATACCACCTTTCTCTACATACTTGTTTTCTTGCTCTTTAGTCAATTTCATTGCTCTGCTCCACTTTGTTTAAGATGTGTCTAGTATAACATACCAGTTCTATTTGATCAACTCATTAAAATTTTTCCATTTTGGAACATACCAACCGTCCGAATCAGAAAGAGTATTGTATAAGTGATCACCTAATTCAATTTCATTGTTCTGCATTGGTACAACAGCTTCATCTTCATCTTCATCTTCATCTTCTTCTGAAGTAAAACATATAGAAAATGGTTGTTTACATTTCTTAAGTTCAACTGCATGTGGGTCTACAAATTCATCTATCGCCCAAAATAAATCAGTGGTATTACCAGCTGATACTAATCCATGATGACTAATGGTATTGTCTGATTGTTTAATTCGAAATGCGTATATCATCGTTCTGCTCCACTTTGTTTAAGATGTGTCCATTATAAACTAATGGACACGATTGTCAACTATTATGCGTAATCATCTAATGTTAAAATATTTAATGTTAAAATATTGTATACGTCTGGATAATCATATCTTACATCATTGACTATTGTTTGTATATCTTTTCTGTGTTTCATTTCTTGATATAACTGAGCGAATGCTTCAATCTTATTCATTATATCATTGTTCAACTCATGAACTTCATCAATATGCATCTTTATTGCTTCATCAATCTCTTTTGCTTGAAGTAAATCATTGCAATCAACATAGATAAGACCCTCAGTATAATCTACTGTAGCCAATCCACCTGTCAATTCTCTTACCTTTTTTTCATAACCATGAACTCTAAATAACTCATTTATGTGTTGTGAAAAATTTACTTCAACTCTATATAATATCATTGTCTTGCTCCGTTTCGTTTAAGATGTGTTCATTATATACTAATGAACACTATTGTCAACTATTTTATACTAATACCTTGTATGTTTTACGACCTAGTACATATTCCTTAAACTTATTACGTTGAGCATGTTCGTGCATAATTTCTACTGCTCTCTCATATTCTACATCTCTTGCAATCGTGTATTGGTCATCACACTCATTATCACATATCATTAAATCATATCCATCTGCACCTTGGTGACTTATACAATATTCATACTTCATCTTCTTGCTCCGTTCTTGTTAAGATGTGTTCATTATATACTAATGAACACTATTGTCAACTATTTTGTTATTACACGTCCATCACTACATAAGTATGTTGTGGTTTCTGGTATCTGTGTAAATGAACCACCATGTAATGGATTATATACAGTATATCCATCAGTATGCTCAATGTCAACACATTCATTATCTAATGTTCGATATTCTACGATCTGAATATACGCATTGATTCCCAATACAACCATTATTAATATAGTAATGATTGCAAAAAATTTCTCTACTCTAGTCATTATCTTCTCCTCTATTGAATATATGTCTATTATATACTAATATTATTTCTTGTCAACTGTTGACATTATCTTATTCTTCGGTATAATATACACATCGATGCAAGGATAGCAACGTGGGATATACAGGTGATGCTGATTACAAGTCGAGTAATATCAAAGGCAACTTGTCTGTTATTTTTTAATAACACAAATAATAATGGGAGCATTAGCCCCCATTATGATAATACCCACGCTGGATACAGTATGTCCTTATATGTGACGTGTTATTATCTTGTAAGGTTTTTCACACCAAGACCACTCTTACATTATGTCTATAATACGGTGCTATGCTCCATGCACAATGATACAATAATCTTTAATAAACCAATACAGCTAAGATTGGCTTTAATTCGTTAAATGTCTGCTCAGATATCTCTCTGAAGCAATCTGCATAAACCGCACATCCATTACTAAAGTGATAGCATTGGTCATCGGCCAAGTCATCACCATCTTCTGCATACCATGTTCTAGCAATGTCGTTTGCTTTCTCTTGTATCTCATCTTCAGTAGAGATTGCTAAACAACTGGTAGTATTCTCATACTCACCATTCACATCTGTTATTTGCACTAAATAAAACTTATTCATTCTAATTGCTCCGTTTCGTTTAAGAAGTAGCCATTATATACTAATGGCTACTATTGTCAACTACTATTATGCAGTTTCTTTATTATAAAATTCATCAATGGCAACTAATACATCATCCAATGAACCATCTAAAAAATCATTATGTTGCTTCTCAACAACTTTTGAAGTTATACGCTTACATGCTGTAGATATATAAGTTCTCATAAAGTCTTGATACATCATATGACTTACAAACATCCCCTCTCTCGTGCCTACACTAACGAAAGTGTTTAACAAACCATTGCTAGTCTTGCGTGTAGTAATAGATACTTCTCTGTTATCTAAATCAATAGTTGTCTTTGCTACCCAGTTCTTTGACCAATCTTTACTAATATATGTGTTCATCTTTATGCTCCAATGTTTGTGAATGAATGGCTAGTATATACCAGCCATTCTAATATGTCAACTATCAGTTTAAATAAACTCCACTATACCAACTTGTACCTTGTTCACTATATAACCCTACTTCATCTAATGCTTTATCCATTAAATCTATAGCACCATAGCACTCATAATCATAGTTAAAGAATGGTGCAACACCACCACCATCATATACAATAATCAATTCAGCACCAAGACAAAATTCTTCCCCTCTGGCTTTCCATTCAGCTGGACTATAAAAGGTTTTACATCCACCTGTATCTAAGGCATCATTATCAATCAATACTTGCATAATGGCTTTATATGCTTTCTTACCATTAGATGATAAACCATCTGGCATTAGGTTATTCACTACATCTTGTTTAATTGCTTCTCTCATTGTCTTGCTCCGTTATGTTTAAGATGTAGCCATTATATACTAATGGCTACTATTGTCAACTACTAATTATTCAGCTAACAATCCACTAATTTTTGCATCTGCTCGTAATTGCTTTAATCTATCCAAATTCATTAATTGGTATTCATTCAATTCATACCATTCTTTACGCTGTTCTTCATTAAAGTATATACTTGGACGTTTACGACCATCTAATGAATGATATGTTGCAAATTTCCCAAAACTAAATGTTTCAATCTTTACCTTGTACCCAATCGCCTTTAATTCTTTTCGTAATTGTGCTAATGTCATTGCTCTGCTCCAGTTGGTTAATGAATGGCTATTCTATCAGGTTTATTTTACTTGTCAATAGTTTCCACTAAGATAATCTATTACTCTAGTAATTTCAATAACCCATCTTGAATTATTGTCAAATTTTTCTTCTAAAACCTGTTTTGTTTGTTTTGCTTCTAATAAAAATTCTTCCAATACCATTTTATTAAACATATCAACAGGAACAGTATAATCATTACTAATATACTGTATATTGTCAATAAACTTATCAATCTTTGGTAATGTTTCTAGTTTTATAATATCAACCATATCTTGAATGTCATTGTCAATGTCTAAAATTTCAACAATTTTCATACAGGCGTGTTTTTTAACTTTTCTACTAATACTTCCAACTTGTCTACCGAATCTTTTAACCTACTATAATACTCATATTCAGCTTTCAATTCGTCCTCCTTTTTTGTTATATCTTCTTTTAACTCATCTACCATTTTGTTATTCCTCATCATATTCACTTAATGAATGGCTATTATTTCATAGCCATTCTATCTTGTCAAACTATTTTTACAAACTCATCATCATGACCATAATCTATACTATATGCACTAATAGCCAATTCATCATCTTCATATACGACTTTTACATCAATCTCCGAACCATTGATAAAGTAAGCAAACCAATGCTCTTCACCATGTAATTCAACATCGTAAAAATCAAGTATATAAGAAATGATTTCGTTCTCTCTACCACGCACTAAACTCTTAATGTTCATATCTGCCCCTAGTTAAATGAAACACTATTCTATCAGGGTTATACTAATTGTCAACAATATTTAAATCTGGTTCCTAATCTGGTTTGCTCATTAAATCAAATAATGTTCCTGCCCTAATACTAGGCAATAACTCAATTCGATAATTGTTTAATAACTCTGCCCATTCGTCTTGATGTGAAATATCAAATACTGTATAGATATCACCATCTTCTATTGACAATGAAGACAACGATTCAATGAATTCATCAGGACACATCATCTCTGCTTCTGGTATATCATAAATATCAAACTCATAACATCCATCTACTACATTAGCACCTATATATCTAGCCATCTCTTTCCCCAGTTCAATTACTATTTCGTCTATTCTCATAGTTCTCTAATTTGTCAAGTATTCTTCGTGATATCTTTAATGCCTCTTGATATATTTCCTCTTGTTCTTCTGCACTATGTGTATGCTCTACTATATCAGCTTTATATTCTGGTATCAATACACCACGTTTAGCTAAGTTCTCCTTAGCTATCTTTAACTTTTCTTCAATGTTCATATTATCATTCCACTATTCAAAACCTATATTCTATCACATCATCACAATCTGTCAACTGGTTTTCAAACATTTGTCTAGACAATAACATCTTTGTAATATCAACCTGTTTAACAGTCCATTCTTCTATAGTATATCCTTCCGGTACATATTTCTCATCTATCATTATATTAATCCCCATATGTGTACATTACACAGCTAGCACATATCCAACTGCACCTGGTAGCCATTCCAGGATCCCAATATACCACCTGGTTTTACTTGCTGGTCTCTAATCTGCTCTAAAGCTTCCAATGCGGCAATTGCTGCCAAGTTGAATGAACTAGTACTACCAACTCCACTTCGAACCATGGCAGCAGTAGTTCTAAATGATACTGCATTAACACGGACCAATAACTGCTGTGATTTACTTAACTGCTGCGATTTACTTAAACGTTTCATTGTGTGCTCCAATTTAAAAAATCATATGGTAGCACAATGCATATATGGTGTCAAGCAATATTACACAGCTAGCATATTAGAATATTGATATAGCACAGCTAGCATTATGGTAGGTAGATGGGTGTATTTGATAATGGACTTGACATCTTGAGTAAAGTATGATATAATAGATTACTTTTCTCTAGACAAACGAAAACATCAAATCTCAAGCAATTTTTCGTTGAGTTCTGACGCTAATTGAAATTCTAATTGTATTGTTCCTGGTTATATGGTCCAGGGCCATTCTATGCCTATAATGTGTCTCACGTAAGGTAATGGTACGTCCATATAATGCTTGACAATGTGCCTGTATGCTGCCTACTAGTGTATATCAATATTCACAGCTAGCATTCTTATATTAGCCACTTATGTACCAGGTCTTATGGGTCTGCCTGAAGTGGTTTCTCTATATCATACTATCTATAACATTATTTATCTTATTTGTCAACTTCTTTAACTGTTACATGCCATCCTATAGAAGGTGGCGCTGTTGTTATATAGTCCATGGCAGCTTCTTCACTGTCAAAACACTCATAGTCAAACCTGGTGTCAGTATACTTCCAACAATGATAGATAGAGTTGCTGCGTCTCACTCTTACTACATGAGTTGTGAAAGTCATCTCAAATATTAAATCTTCCATAACATACTCCCATTATATAAGATATTTACATATTATATCACATTTTTATACCATTGTCAATATACACAGCTAGCATTCTAGGGCAAAACTATGCAATTATCGTGCCAATAATGTTATCTAACAGCCTGGGAAAAGGGTTGACAACATTGTAGAAGTATGGTATAATGTGGGGTTTTGTGTAGTGAAAACGTGCATAGCTGAGAAAGATACTATGGTTTCCACAGCTTTATGACTGTATAAGAATGATTTCCACAGCTTTTTGACTGTACTGTACAATACAGATAAAGTAAAGTATCTACCCTGTATGACGCTTATATGAGCGTGATAAGGGTGCTGATATATAGAGGCACAGCTAGCATTCTAGCTAAATATTAGACAATAAAAAAGCCATTCGTGATATGGGGATATCCAATGGCGGTAACGACTGGGAGGTCATCACATGGATATTTATCCTATACAAACCAAGCATTGTAAGAAATGCGATATAACAAAGTCGATAGAACATTTTAGTAAAGATAAGCATCATACTGATGGATTACAATCACAATGTAAGAGTTGTGTAAATGTTTATAGAGAAGAAAATAAAGAGAAGTTAGCTGCATATAAAACTGAATACAATAAGAACAATAGACATAAAAGAAAAGAGTATCATATAGCTAATAAAGAAAAAGTATTAGCCCAACAGAAGGAGTACAGATTGTCTAAAAAGAATATATCTATTGAGCAGGATATTGTATTAGATAAAAAAGTAGATCAGTTGATACAAAAGCAGAAGAAGAATGCATATCAAAAATATAGAAAGGCCACTGATCCATTATTCAAGTTAAAGAGTAATATAAGAAATCTTATTGGGATATCAATTAATAGGAATGGCTATAAAAAGACATCTAGGACATATGAGATATTAGGATGTAGTTATGAAGAGTTCAAGGTTTATATAGAGAGTAAGTTTTTAGAAGGGATGAGTTGGGAGAATCGTAGTGAGTGGCATTTAGATCATATCATACCTGTAAGTTATGGATTGAATGAAGAGGAGATATTAGCACTGAATCATTATAGTAATTTGCAGCCGTTATGGGCTATTGATAATTTGAGTAAGTCTAACAGGTATATAGGATAAGAATGAACCCGGTTGATAGCCGGGTTTTTTATTACTTATATTTGTCTTTGCATTTAGTCCAGTGTATGTTATTAGATTTCTGTATATTATCTTCAGCCCATAATGGTTGGAAGTTTGTATAATGATTAAGTGCTAGTATTTCTTCTTCTGTTAGACCTAGAGATATGGGGATGATATGGTCAAGGTGCCATAGATTACGATTATCCCAATTCATACCTTCTGTAAATTGAAGTTCTATGTGTTGTTTAAATTGTTCATATGAGCATCCTAGTATTTGATTAGTTTTAGAGTTCTTTGTGTAGCCATTATTTTTAATTGATTGCCGAATAAGATTTCTAGTATTATGTTTTAATTTGTATAAAGGGTCACGTTTTCTTCGTTCTGTTATGTATGAGTTAATTTTATCTCGATTAGCTTTTTGGTATTGTTTAAGGTATTCTTTAACTCTATCTGCGTTAGCTTTACGGTATTGTTTCCTTCTTTCTTTTAATTTATCTTCATTTGCTTGATAGTATTCTTTAACTCTATCTGCGTTAGTTTTATAGTATTGTTTATTGTATTCTTTAACTCTATCTGCGTTAGCTTTTTTGTATACTTTAATACAAACTTTGCATTGTGATTGATATCCAGATTTTTTAGTTATATCTTTACTAAATTCTGTAATAGGTTTTAGTTCTTTGCATTTGGAGCATGATTTCATTATTATATCCTTATAAAATTTTGATATTATAACATAAAAGGATGGTTAGGTCAATAGTAGTTGACAAGGTTATGTGTATATGATAAGATATTGGTTCTTCATATTGAGGTGGTCATGAAATTTAAGATATTTGATGTTGATTGGAAAAATGATAAAGTAGATCATTCTTGTGGTGTACGTGTTTCTGGTGGTGGTGAGATAAAGCGGTATTATCCTGAAGTATATGAGTGGTTATGTAAGACTTTTGGTGATTATGGTAATATGAGTCGTGATAAATGGATAAAGTGTTGTGATCGTCGATATTATATAAATAGGAATCGTATTTTTTTCAAGGATAAATCTGATTTAACTTGGTTTATGTTGAATTGGTCATCTCTATTCTAATTGAATAAATATAGGTAATGGAGAATTATATAGATGTTTCTAAGAGAATTATTTGAAGCGAGAAGTTTACCAAATGAAAATAGTTTGGGTAGACCTATTACAAACAATCCACAATCATTAAAGAACTTTTGGGCATGGTTTAAAGGTAGTAAAGTCGTAGATGCTAATAAAAGACCATTAGTAATGTATCATGGTACCACTGCTGATTTCCCCAGTTTTGGATATGAATATGCTGATAAAGGTGAAGGTGCTTCTGGTATGGGTTTTTACTTTACTAATATGCATCATACCGCAAGTGGTTATGCAATGCAAAATAGAGAAAGTAGTGGTGCAAATGTTATACCGGTGTATTTAAATATTAGTAAACCCATGGATAGTGAATATAAAAAATTGCTTAATAGGATGCAAATTAAACAACTAATGTTGATGGCACCTGATTTAGATATGAGCTTAAGTAACTTTGGTGATGTAGAATATGAGGGTAGAAATAAGGTATTAAATAATGCCATAGATGGGTACCATGAATATGGATATGATATTTTATTACGTCAATTAAATAGCATAGGTAATGATTTTTATAGTGGTGAGAATGAAGCATTTTTAAAGGCTATTATAGCTATTACAGGGTTTAATGGGGTTGTTAAGAAATTAGGGGAAGAAGTATATTATGTAGCATGGGACTCTTCACAAATAAAGTCAGCGGTTGGTAATGTTGGTGGCTATGGTTCTGGTGGCATAGTTGATGAAACCTTGTTAGAAGAATTAAAAGATGGTGAAGATCGTATAGTGATACCTGGTGGTTTGATTAGAGTAGTATCACCTGCACCATATTCTCCTAGAGATGCTAGTGTAGTAGAATTTATCGTAGATGAAGATAAACGTAACCAAGGTATTGGTACAAAATTAGTAGCAATGGCTGTCAATAAGTATCCTGATCTAGGGGCACAAGTGAGTTCGGTATCATCTATGAAGGCATTTTATAATAATGGATTTCGTAATCCTAAAATACCAGATGGGTCTTTTGATGATCATATTGAAGCATTTAAAGAAAACTGGGGTAGTTTATTCATGGCCTCTACTGATAGAGATGGTAAACGATATTAGATATAATAGAGAACATTATAGTTCTAAAAATAAACCGGGTATATCCCGGTTTTTTATTGACAAAATTTTAACATTATGATAAGATATTGATTTTTTATGTGGTGGGTATTATGCCAATAGGTAAAACTTATACGTTATCCAATATATTCAAAGGACGAGAATATCACGTAGTAACATATATTGGTAAAGAGTATTGGATGCCAGATGACCAACATACCTGGTGTACTGAACAATTTGGTAAAGCTGGCGATTTTACTAATATAGTGGCGTGTAGATGGTATCATCATGGTAACCGTTTTGGGTTTTTAAATGAAGCAGACCGTGATTGGTTTGTATTGAGGTGGTCATGATTTATGAAGTTAAATGGATTGATATGCCAGAAAATGTAAGAGAAAATATATTTAAAGCAATATTACTTGATGAAATAGGAATAATTTCAAAACTTAAACTTGAATTGATGAAATATAATGGAATGTATAGTGATAAAGGTACTATTGTATTTGCATCCGATGCACATTACAATTGGTTCATATTGCGGTGGTCATGAGAATTACCATAGATAAGCCTACGAGCACATCTAAGTGGCGATGGGTATTAGTATGTCCTGGAATTTCAGATGATGAAATAGATGAAATAAATGAATGGCTTGATAATAGTGGCATTGAATATAGCAATGTTACGGTAAGGTGGTGGATATCGAGAGAAGCTGATGTTAATTGGTTTGTTTTGAGGTGGTCATGAAAACATTTTATATGGAAGATTTTCCAAGAGTAGTAGAGGCTGCTTCCAGTCTTGGTTATGCTGAATTTTTAAGAAGAGATGGATTTAAAACTACAGAATATATTGGTAATAAGTTTGAAGTTAGTTATTGTCCATCACATTGTATGAGTGAAGAAGAATATACTTGGTTTGTTTTGAGGTGGTCATGAAAGAACGTGAAATCAAATTAGGGGGTAGGTGGCATAGTTGTCCACGTTGTTGGCAGAATTTTATTATAGCATTGGATTTCCATGATGATGAATCTGACATTCAGAGAGATAGTAAAATACGAAAAGAGTTATTAAAGTTTAATGCTAAAAGAATTGGTGATTTTAGAAGTGATGACGGTACAACAATACTATTTAAAACCCCAGTAGATAAGACTTGGTTTATATTGAGGTGGTCATGATAGAGATGATAGGAATAATAGCTAGTGATGATCAGTATTCATATAGAATTGGGTTTAGTGATAGACCTAAAATTCCATTAGAAGTAAGGCAATGGTGTCGAGAAAATTTTAATGAAGAACGATGCTATGTTGGAACATGGACTATTTGGTTTAAGACCTCTGCTGAGTTAAATTGGTTTATATTGAGGTGGTCATGAATATACTAGAAATACCATTCTATACAGAATTGGATAAGAAGTTAGAAGAAATGTGGCGTCAAACTGAAGGCACTCCAGATGAATGGATTGATTTTATAAAAGAATTAGATAAAAATATAATAGGTGTAGAAGATAGAGCACAGAAAATTACTACTATAACATTTAGTAAACCAGAACATATAACTTGGTTCTTATTGAGGTGGTCATGATTGACAAAATTATATTAAAATGTTCTGGGGCACACCGTGATCCACGCAAGGGTGTAGATTATTATATAGTTTCTAGGAGTAATCATTTTTATTGGATGTATGATGAACAGCACACCTGGTGTGTAGAAACATTTGGTGAGCGAGGTGATTTTTCATCTAGTGATATATGTAGATGGTATCATAATGGTTCTGTTTTTTATTTTTTAAATGAAGAAGATTGTAATTGGTTTATATTGAGGTGGTCATGATTGTATCGTGGAGTGATTTACCGTTATCTGTGCAAATGCATTTAGATGATATCTCTGGATATACTAACACTAGTATTTTAACAAAAGAATGGATTAGTAATTTAAATGTGTGTTTGGAACCATTCACGGCAACATTTGATTTTGATGATGATATTATTTACTTTGACAGTGAAGAATGTTATACTTGGTTTATATTGAGGTGGGCATGAAAAGAATAAAGTTTGATACATATGATTTCCCAAAATTCATTGATGCAACGGATGATATTATTGGGTGGAATGAATCTTTTATTTCACAAGGGTATAAGACTTATCAAAATGATTATAATAGTTATCCCAGACACAGTTTGAGTGAAGAAGAATATACTTGGTTTTTATTGAGGTGGTTATGATCAAAAGAATGAGCGGAAATTGGGTCAGGATTGGTGATAACGACGTTGAAGCAGGTAGATGGTTAGAAGATAATATGGATGGAAAATTTGTCCCATATGAACGTTACAGTTGGTGGTATTCTATAGGCACACACTCACACGGTCATCCTATTGTTGTTTTATTTCATGATGCTAAAGATATGACATTTTTTTATTGAGGTGGGCATGACATATAAAGTTAATGTTGATCATCACACCAATAAACCTGTTTGGAGAGCTTATGCAAATTCATATGAAGCATTCAAGCACCCACTAGGTCATAAGGCTGGAAAATCATTTTGGGATGCATACATAGCAGAACATAATGTTGAACTAGTTGATGGGCATCTTGTTTTTAAAAGTGAAGCACATTTTACTTGGTTTATGTTGAGGTGGTCGTGATTATTAAGGAAGGGTTAGATTATTCAATGAAGTTGTCACCAAATTTTATAGAATTGAGTTATATCATCGAATGGTGCGATGACAATTTTGGATTTAACAACTGGGATTGGGAGCAAAATGATTATGTTGGGTATTGTACATTTTATTTTCAAACAGAAGAATATCGTAATTGGTTTATATTGAGGTGGTCATGAAGTATGTTAAATTTCAGTTATGGGATTATCCCAAGTTTGCAAAATGGGGATGTTCTACCAATGATGCTATTACTTGGCCATCTGTTTTTAAGGTAGCAGGGTATAAAACTGCTACATTGGAGTCTGGGTATATAACAATGCGTGAAGATGAATATACTTGGTTTGTATTGAAATGGTCATGAAAAAAGTGGATACATTGAGGTATCAGATGGATTTTGTTATTATGCGTGGGTAAATACTGAAATTTTAGAAGAATCTACCAAATGGGCAACTGAACATTTTGGTAACCCATTACGTCAAGGTAATTATGGTGAACATTACTTGAAAATAGATACAGGTAATTTTCGATGGAAGTTATTGACGTGTACTTTCTTTTTTAAAACAGAAGCAGATAAAACTTGGTTTATGTTGAGGTGGGCATAAATGGTAAAATATATTGGACATAACCCACGATGGTGGGTCAAGTATAAGGAAACTACTTATATTGAATATAAGAAATTAGTTCCAGACTGTGGGTTTGAGGAGTGGTTCAAGCGTGATTTAGCCAAGCAAGGTGTTCATATATTTACGTCCTATATGCTTGAATTTAAATCTGAATCGCATTTTACAATGTTCGTAATGAAATGGTCATGAATACATTAAGAATCCCATACTATTCAGAATTGGATATTAAGTTAGAAGAATTATGGCAAGAAACACCTGGTCATTGGTGTGATTTTTTATATACTCTTGATGACCATATAACCAATGTCTATGTTGAAGAAATAAAATTGAATGATGGAAGAAGTATTAGTCCCGAATCAGCGACGTATATAGAATTTTTCAAAGAAGAACATGTAACTTGGTTCTTATTGAGGTTGGTATGAGTGAGATAGACATGACATATAGCGGGTTGGTATACCATACAAAATTATTGTCAATACCTTTTTTAAAACTGTTAGAAATTATCGAATGGTGTGATAAACAATTTGGATTTCATAATTGGGAGTGGGTGAGTGATGATCAATATGGTTATTGTACATTTTATTTTAGCCACGAAGAACATATAACTTGGTTTTTAATGAGGTGGTCATGAGTTATGAAGTAATAATAGATTGGAGTTATGATAAAGAACGCATTAAATGGAGCACTTTTGACAACCATATTATAAATCTTTGTGAGGTTTGTGATAATAACTATCTAAAATTATGGGCTAGTGAAATTGAAAAATATGGTGGTAGAGTAATAGAAGAAACTGATCGTATTACAAGACTTTATTTTGAAAGTGAAGCACATTATACTTGGTTCTTATTGAGGTGGTCATGAAGAAAATATTATCAATACTTAGAAAAGTAATCCCTACAACTATCGCACAAGACATTATAAGTGTTCAACCAATGACTGCACCACTTGGCAGGATTTTTACTGTGTTAGATGGCCGTGTTGGATTTTCAAAGTTTGCATTGGCCAATAATCAAGATGAATGTTTAAAGTATCCAGGGGAACATTATGCAGTTGATATACGACCAGAAGTTGAGCAATGGTTAGTTGAACAAGGTAATTACAATTGGAAATACGCAGAAGAAAATGATGATTTGCACTTTGCATTTACTCGTGTTATAATAACAGCAGAATTGTATACTTGGTTAATAATGAGGTGGTCATGAACTCTATTTGCACAATAGATACGTTAGGTAATAAAGAATGGTTTTTAAATGGCCTTCGACATCGAGAGGATGGCCCTGCAATTGAAAATGTAAATGGCTCTAAACATTGGTATTTAAATGGCCTTCGACATCGGGCTGATGGACCTTCTTGTGAATGGCCAGATGGTGCTAAACATTGGTTTTTGAATGGCGTGAGACATAGACTAGATGGCCCTGCTGTTGAATGGCCAGATGGTGCTAAAGATTGGTATTTACATGGCCGATTACACCGACTAGATGGCCCTGCTCGTGAAAGAGAAAATGGTGATAAAGTTTGGTATTTAGATGGCAAATACCACAGACTAGATGGCCCTGCTGTTGAATGGACAAATGGTCATAAAGAATGGTGGTTAAATAACAAAAAATATACCGAAGAAGAATATATTATGATACAATTTATGAATAGGAAGAACATCTATGCCTGAACCAATACTAACTGAACTTTCAAATGGTGATAAACATTGGTATTTAAATGGAAAACATCATCGAGAAGATGGCCCTGCTGTTGAATTACCAGATGGATATAAATCATGGTATTTAAATGGCCAATTACATAGAACTGATGGCCCTGCTATTGAATTTCCAACTGGACATAAATCTTGGTATTTAAATGGCAAACATTATACAGAAGAAGAATATGCTCTAATACAATTTATGAATGGTGTGAATGTATATGCTTAAAGTATGGTCTAATGAATTTGGTCAATATCATCGTCTAGATGGCCCTGCAGTTATGGATGGTGATGGTAATGATTCATGGTATTTAAATGACCAATTACATCGAGAAGATGGCCCTGCAGTTATGGATGGTGATGGTAATGATTCATGGTATTTAAATGACCAATTACATCGAGAAGATGGCCCTGCAGTATTGTATGCTAATGGTTCCAAATTTTGGTATCAGCATGGCCTACGACATCGAGAAGATGGCCCTGCTACTGAATGGGCTAATGGTCGTAAAAGATGGTTTTTAAATGACAAAGAATATACCGAAGAAGAATATGTTATGATACAATTTATGAATGGAAAGAATATCTATGCCTGAACCAAAACTAATCGAATATGCTAATGGTGATAAACATTGGTGGTTAAATAACCAATTACATCGAGAAGATGGACCAGCTATTGAATATACAGATGGTCATAAAGCATGGTATCTAAATGACCTACGACATCGGCTAGATGGCCCAGCTATTGAAACTGCAGATGGACGTAAATATTGGTATTTAAATGGCAAAGAATATACTGAAGAAGAATATGTTATGATACAATTTATGAATGGAAAGAATATCTATGCCTGAACCAAAACTAACTGAATTTGCAAATGGTACTAAACATTGGTATTTAAATGACAAATTACATCGAACTGATGGCCCAGCAGTTGAATGGGCTACTGGTCGTAAAGAATGGTATTTAAATGGAAAATTACATCGAGA